ATGCGGCAGGGGAAGGCAGTTTATCAGGAAAGCCAGACATTCGACCGGAAGGCGGCGGCCCAGAACTGGCTGAAGCGCCGAGAGGCAGAGTTGGCAGCGCCAGGCGCGATCGAGCGAGCCAATCGCAAGGGCGTCACTGTACGGGAAATGATCAAGCAGTATCTTGAGGAGTACGGGAAACTGCGACCGTTGGGCAGGACCAAGGAGGCGACGCTCCAGGCGATAGCTGCGACATGGCTGGGGGATGTGGTCGACCGGGACCTGACTTCCCAGGTGTTGGTCGAGTACGCAATGGATCGCATCGAGAAGGGCGGCGTGCAGCCGCAGACTGTAGGCAACGATCTTTCTCACCTCGGTGCCGTCTTGACGGTTGCGCGCCCAGCATGGGGCTACGAGGTGGATCCGGTGGCCATGGCCGACGCCAGGCGCGTTCTGCGCAAGATGGGAGGCGTTTCCAGGAGCAACGAGCGGGACAGGCGCCCAACTTTGGAGGAGCTTGACACCATCCTTGCCTACTTCGTTGAAATGCGGGAGCGTCGCAAGCAGCAGATCGACATGGTTCGGATGATCGGCTTTGCGATTTTCTCAACGCGCCGCCAGGAAGAGATCACCCGGATCCGCTGGGACGCCATCGACGAAGCACGCCAGGCAGTGCTGATCACCGACATGAAGAATCCGGGCCAGAAATACGGGAATGATGTCTGGTGCCACCTGCCAGATCAGGCATGGCGAATTTTGCATTCGATGCCCCGGCGCGAGGAGTTCGTGTTTCCCTATAACGCGAAGTCGGTCAGCGCTTCGTTTACCAGGGCTTGCAGCTTCTTGGAGATCGATGATCTCCACTTTCACGACCTGCGCCATGACGGCATCAGTCGGCTTTTCGAGATCGGATGGGATATTCCGCGCGTGGCCAGCGTCTCGGGCCACCGGGACTGGAATTCGATGCGGCGATACACGCATCTGAGAGGGAGCGGCGACAAGTACGAAGACTGGCCGTGGTTGGAGCAGATAATAGAGGGCCCCACGATCGAGGCCCGGTAGGCGGGAGGGTTAGGATGCACGGCGCAGGGTTCTGCGCCCCATGAGCTTTTCGTGCTCCTCCTTCGCCGTTCTGTGCCGTTCGTCAAGGTAGTTCGCCAGGTCCGTCAGGTGTACGCCACGCGCAGACTTCTGGCTGTTCTCCATGCGTACCAGCGGCAAGTCGATTTCGCCGGCCGCTACCTTCATCTTCATTTTCTCGGGGGTCAGGTGGCTGAAGTAGTCGGCGCAGACGCGTTCGAGGGGAATGATGGCGGCGCCATCGTACTGAGCCATCAACAGAAACAGGGTGTTCATTGGGCGTTACCTATCCCAGCTCTCCGGCCGGGCTGTTCCGCGACCCTTTCCGTTGGGCCGCGGGCATGGATGATTTCAGGTAGGATGCACCGGCCCACCGGTGACGGGACCAGCCTTGGCGGGCATGTGCCCCTGATCCGGTGGGCTTTCGCTGGGCGAAGGTCTGGCCGGAAACGGCTTTCCCGCCAGGATGCCCAGGGCGTCGGTGGCGCGCTGGACGATGTTGAGCGCCACCTGCAGCGCCGCCACGTCGTCTTGCATGCGCATGAGCGCGGTCATCTTGGGCCGGTGCTCGGCACACACTCTGTCGCGAAGCTGACCGGCGGCGCGGCGAACAGCGTCGGCCGTACCGTGGTGCTGGAGCACCAGGGCCATGACCAGTACCACGTCGACGCTGTGCATCTGCATCGTGGTTGTGCGAAGGAGCCAGCGGGGAAGTGCGATGCCTGGTTTCTGCCTCATCCGAAGCACCCCGTCTGCCAGGCCGCCAGCGTGCGAACGATCGGGAATATCTCCGCCAGCCCCACCACGGCCAGGCCGAGGGCGGCGATGATGCCGAGGGCGGTCAGTGCTCTACGCATGGTCGGAGCCTCTCTCCTGCTCGCTCAGCAGGGCGCGGAGTTCTTCCCATGCCTCTTCAGCGCCCGGCGTCTGCGACATGGCGCAGCATGCCCAGCGATCAATGGAGCGCTCCAGGACTTCCCGCGGAACCACCACATGCGTTGCGAACTCTCCAAGGCTGCTGCAACCGTCCGGCGAGTGATGGCCCTCGGTCATCGGCATGCCGCAGAGGCATCCGAATACCGGAGCTTCCTCTGGCTGCACTGGGGAGGGTTGCGCTTTGCAGGCCGGGCAATCCTTCACGCACTTCACAGGGCCGTTTTCGTAGGGAATGCCACCTTCTGAGCAGGTAATTTCGCCGTCATCGACCATGCCAGTACCGCCGCAAGTCGCGCACTTCGGGGGAGGGGACGCCAGAAGCTGGGCGGCTTGATCCGCCGTCTGGCACTTGATCATGGCCAGCAGGCTCTCGGCTGAGGAGTGAACGTCGTCGAGGTCCGTCGACCAGCGGTGCGGGCTGGTGTCGTGGATGTTGTCCAGGGCGTCGACGATGCCGCGCAGGCGGGTGGCGCACTGCTCGATCAGTTGGTGTTGGGTAGATGACATGGTGGTGTCTCCGGTTGCTCCGGCGCCGGCGGCCGGCAGCGGAAGCATTTGCACAGGCCTATCCGTTGGCCCGTGGTGCGGCAGATGGTGGGGCGGTTCATTGCGGTGCTCAGGTGAAGCTGGTCGATCAATGGTTGGCACAAGACAAGCAGATTGATAGGTGTCTGACCCACCTAGATAATGATCAGCCGTATGAGGCCATTCACAGGAGATCGCGATGCGATACGTACTCAACCTGGCGATGCCAGTGGCCTGCACCTGTGCAGGCCTGCTGATCCTGGCGGTGTTGTCCTCGCTCAGCGGGAAAGGAGGGATGCTTCAAGCTCTGGGCGAGATGGCCAATACGGCTTTTCCCTTCGTAGCAGTTGCAACGCTCTCTTTCGCTGTCTGGGGCTGCTATCGGTATTACCGGATTGCACGTTGGGAAAGCGGGGAAAGGACTGGCGATTGCCACCAGTGCGGCGGGGATACGTCGCAGCACGATGGAAAATACGGCCCCTACGTTAAGTGCAGGATGTGTGGCTGGAAGCGGGAAGGGTATCTGTAGGGAGGTGCATGGGGTACTGGGCGCTTATGGTGCATTCCTCGCCCCGCAGTTGGAGCAGTCGTCGAAGCGCTGGATTACGGCAGCAACCCCTCCCCGATCTGGCGGGCATGCTTGAGGCTGCCGGCTCTGATGCGCGTCCAGTTCTTGCCCCAGTCCTCCGTCAGGCCGCCCTGATCCCGGAAGAACGGCCCGTGCTTCACGAACACCTTTTTGCCGGCGTTGCGCATGACGAAGTAGGTGTTGTCGTCGACCGGCTCGTCCGCTCGGACGTGTTCGATCGCTTTGTCGGCCGGCGCCGTGCGCCAGTCCGGCCAGGTGCGCGCCTCGTTCTTCGTCTGCTTTGCGACCAGGGCGTCGATTATCTGCGCCGGAGTGGCGCCGGTACGCCAAGCCCCGTCCAGAGCGAGAATCACAACGTCGATCCACTCGGCCAGGTCGCCAGGGGCTTCCTCGATCTCGCGCAGTTCCTTGCGGATGTGGTCGATGACGCCGGCGGCGCGCGATCCTGGCCCGAACGTGCGTTCGCTGAACCGGCGCTGGCGCTCCAGGTGCAGGTCGAAACGGAACACGTCCAGGCGCCCCCGGGCACGGCCAAGCGCGTAGGCCTCGTCCTGGAACATCATGAGGTGATCGCTGGTGCATCCGGTCAGGACATCGAGATAGCGGCTGTGGAGCGCTTCAATGGCAAGGTGATCGTCGGGGTGGTTCTGGTTCGTCGTCATGGCGGAGTTGTTGTTTTCTGCGGACATAGGAGTACCTCTCGCCTGATGGCGAAATGCAATAAATTGGGATAACGTCCGGCAGCCATACGTTTAGCCAGACAAGGAGAGTGGGAGTGACCTATGTTGCTTGGGGTGTAGTGCTGTTTTTCGCTATCAGTTGGACGATTGGACTGCTGTTTAGGCCTGAAACTCGCTTTCTTTCAACAGTTGCTGCAGTGATTCACTGGTGGATCATGATCGGAGTTACCGCGTTTAGCGCAACTAAGGTCTGGCATTTGTTTTGGCTGATGCCGCTTGCTCTTATCGTATGCATGGTTGCCATGGGGGCACTCGTTAGCGTTGGCAACAGGAAGCCTTCTGCTGTGTTTGCCGCCGCAATTTGGATTCTCTGGCCGGCAACCTGGTTGGCTTATCAATTCTCAAAGTAACGATTCATGCCGGAGCCTTCTGGCGCTGAACAGTCGGAGAATGTGTGCTCCTTCTGTGAGCGGATCCAGGGATGCCGGCGCCTGGGCTTGGGCTGCTGGCGCGGGGTGATGAGGGCGTCGCGCAGGCTCATGCCGGCGGCGACGCGGCGGCGGACGGTCGTCGCGTGGACCGGGCTCTGGAAGTGCTCCACCAGTTCGGCGATGGTCCCGGTCACGCCGTCGACGGTGAAGCGTCGGCTCTCGCTCCAGCGTTCGTGCGCGCGCTCCAGCGCTGCGGCCTGCGCCGGCGTGCAGCGCCCGCGCTTCTGCTCGTTCGCACGCTGGTGGTCGGTTGAGCATCCGCGTGCCGGCCAGGTGATCTCCGGCATCAGGGTCAGTAGCTCCCGGAACTTCCAGGGGCCCATGCCGAGCGCGTGCATGGTGGCGCGGCGGGAAAGCCCGCGCGCGGCGGACTCCCGGATGAACTGCTCAGTGTTCATGCCGCCACCGCCTGTTGCGGCGTCGGCCGTAGCCGCCGCTTCCATGGGTCGTTTGCCCGGGCGTATGCGGCCATCGTGTTCGGGCTCACGCTGTTGCCGCACATGTGGACCTGCTGGGATAGAGTGAACCGCTGCCCGTTGTGGCCCCGCTCGATGATGTAGCTGTCGGGGAAGCCCTGGGCGCGATACAACTCACGCGGTTTCAGCATTCGCAGGCGGATGTCGACGATCACGTAGGGGCTACCGCTGATCCAGACCGTGACCAGCGCCAAGCGGTCCTTGGTGGTGATCGTTGTCAGCGGATCGTCCAGCTTCGCCCACTGCCCGCCGGTCGAGTGGTAGCGCATCAGGAACGCCGACACCCACAGCGCGCCGTCCAATTGCTCCGGCGTCAGGCTGCTGGCGACCATTTCCGCGGTGACCAGACCGTGGTGCGTGCCGCCGGCGCTGACCGTGTGCAGCGGCTCGTCGGCGGCGCGTGCGTCGCAGTTGCCGCGCAGATGCAGAAGGCTAGCCGTGACTAGCTGCTGCTGGCTGCCGCTGTTCGTGACCGTGCTCATCGGCGCGTCGGCCGGCCGGCTGAAGGTCGTGTTGTAGCCGCCGTTCATTTGGGCGAGGAAGGCAGTGGCGATGGCGCGATGGTTTTCGGCTACAACGGTGCCCATGGGCTGGTCGACCGAGACGGGCTTACCGGCGTAGCTGGGGCCTCCGGCACCCACCAGAACCGCGCTGGCCAAGCCCAGGGCGTGCGCCGCGCCGGCCGGGCGCTTGCACTCGCCGCCGCTGGTGATCGTTGGCATCGGCTGGTCGACCGGCGCGCCGGTAGCGTCGAAGCGGAACTTCACCAGGTGGGCGGCGGCAAGCGCGTGCTTCACGCCGCCGGCGACCACGGTGCCGAGCGGTTCATCCAGTTCAAGGACGCGCGGAGCCTGTCCGTCGCGCTCGCCGTAGCCGACTTGGATCAGCGTCGGGGTGGCAACGGAGAAAGCGCCGCCCTTCGGCCAGGCAGTGATGGTGTTCAACGGCTGGTCCACCGGATGCACGGCTTCGCGCGACCAGTTCGCGATCGGCACGATGAAGGGCTTGGCGCGCTGGAGCACTTCTTTCTCGATACCCTTCGCGATGCGGCGCATCGTGGCCTCCGCCAGCGGCTTCTTCCGGTTGCGGATCGACTGGCCGAGGTCGCTCCAATCGATGCACTCTGCTGCCGTGCGGTACGGCTTCATGCCTTTGCTGGGCTTCGCGGCATGGGTCTTCTCCGCCGCCACTGGCTCGAAACCGCCGTCGGTGGCCACCAGGTACAGGCGCTGGCGAGTGGTCGGGTCGCCGTAGTCGCAGTTGCGCTCGACCCAATAGTCGACGTGGTAGCCGAAGCCTTCCAGGGCGCGCAGGAACTGGCGCCAGGTGCGGCCCTTGCGCTTCGGATCGGGCACCAGGAACTGCTCGTGCCGTGGTACCCGCTCGCCAGGACCGGCTACAGTGCCGTCGAGGCGCACGACGCGGCCGGTCGACTTGTCGCGCTTGGCGATCAGCGGGCCCCACTGCAGGATCTGCTTCACGTTCTCCAGGCTGATGACCCAGGGCCCGCGGCCGAGCTTCTGGAGCTTGCCGGCCCACTTCACAACAACCCAGGACAGGTCGCGGATCTCTTTCTTGCGCGGCTGGCCGCCGGCGGCCTGGCTGTGGTGCCGGCAGTCCGGCGATGCATGCAGCCAGCCCACGGTGGCGCCCTTGGTGGCCTCTATGGGGTCGATGCCCCAGACATCGGTCGGCAGATGCTCGGCGTGCGGGTGGTTGGCCTCGTGCATGCTGATTGCGGCCGGGTTGTGGTTGATGGCCAGGTCGACCTTGCGGCCCAGGCCCATTTCCAGGCCGGTGCTCGCACCACCGCCGCCGGCGAACAGGTCGACGATGATCGCGTCGTCGGTGGCGTCCAGGGCCAGGCCGTACTGGGTTTTGAAGTCGAGCGGGGAGGGCTTCTTGAGGGAAGTCATGCGGTGGGTTCCTTTTCGCGAACGTGACGATGCACTGCGCCATGTGTGATGGCGCAGTGATGTCGTTGGAATTAGATTTGGAAGGCCCGGCATGGGGCCGGATCAAGGAGGAGAGATGCCTGACTTCAGAATCGTCGAGATCGTGTTCGATGACACCAAGGTCTATTACCGGTATGAGACGGTGGGTGCATCAACAATCGGTGGAGAGCAAACACCTGCTTATCAGCAAGACATCATCCTCAATCATTTTCGGTCTGCCGCAGGCTATCGGGGTTCTCCGACAAAGGTTGAAAGCGCTGCACTTGTTGCATCGAAGGCCGTGGGACGAGTGGTCCAAACTTTGAGCGGATCCAAGGCTCAAGCCAGGTCGACAAAGAACACTTGGGTAACCAAGGCGCATGCAGATCGTAACTATGAGGTTCTCAACACCCAGAGTCGTTAGGCTGTACGCGACCCGCTAGAAGTACGTCAGTACTCGGTGAACAGGCACTGGACGCCGCCCTGCCTGACAGGGCGGCCCACGAGGCATGGTTGAATCGCCCACAGGGCGGCGTCCGGTGCGTGCTTGCTGGGAGAGAAAGCGCCCCGGGTGGGGCGCTGTATCGAGGGTCAGGCCGCGGCCTGGTCGGAAGCCTTTTTCGCCGCAGCGAACTCGCTGCCAAGGATTTCGGTCATCTCGCCGGATGGCTTGGCCGTAGTCTCGATGTAGATGAAGCCGTCGGCCCCGAAGAACTGCTTGTAGTCGCTGAAGAACAGCGCGCTGCCGGAGAGGCCGAACGATTCGAGAAACGGTTCCAGAGGTGCATCGATCTTTGGCTTGTGCGCGTTGTACTCGTCGCGGATCGCCTTCAGTTCCTCAGCGAGCTTCTTCCGCTCCTCACCCTTTACGCCGGCTGGCGCGCGGCGCGGTGACTGCTCACGCCCGGCCTTGTAGTTCGGCTTCGTCCAGAGGGTGTCGGGCATCGGCGGATCGAATGCCAGCCCGTAGAAGCGCCGCCCGCTCAATATGCTGGTACTGATCAGCGGCTTCGCACCGGGGTAACGGGCGGCGAAGGCGTCGGCCTCAGCCTGCAGAGCGTCGGCCTGGGCGACATAATCGGCCCAGGCCTTCAGCACCTTCGGTGAGTTGGTCTTGTAGTAGCCCATGGGTTTCTCCTTATGCCGCAGCCTGTTGCTGCTGGTCGACGAGTTGCCCGGCGTCGATCCAGACTGCCTGTAACCAGGCCGGCGTCTTCGCCATCGGTTCCTTGAGCGTGCCGGCGACGATCAGCGTGTCGATCTCGCCGCCGGCGGCCAGGCTCTGGAACAGCTTCATCGCCTGCTGAGTGCGAGCAGGGATATCCAGCACGTCGAAGCGATCCAGCAACGCCAAGCGCAGGCCGGAAATCGTCGCGATGGCCAGGGCGATGGTCGCGTCGCACCGCCAGCGTTCCGATTCGGACAGCAGGCCGTACAGCCGGCCGCCGAACGTGACGTCGATGTCGGCGCTGATCTGCACGGGCGACCAGCCGGCGGTGCCGGATAGGCGCTGCAGCAGCTCGTTCACTGGTCCGATCGCGTCGGCCAGGATCTCAGCCGGGATGCCCGCGGGGGAAAGGGCATCGGCCAGGGCGCTCCAGGCGCAGACCTCGGCGTGGAATCCGGCGGCCTGCTTGATGACGTCCTGGCGCTGGGCGGCAGCATTGAACGCTTCCTGCAGCGACTGCACCTTGGCCTGCTGCCGATCACGCGCCTGGCGCAGTTCGTTGATCGCCTGTTCGCCGTTGGCGATCGCCTCGGCGCTGGGCGCCTGGGCGGTTTCGGCTTCCAGGGCGGCGGCCTGCGCGGCGGCGTCTTCGCTCTCCTTCAGGTCCCGCCGGCTGTTGGCGACGGCCCGCTGAGCGCTGGCAAGATACCCGCGGTACTCCTCCAGGCGTTTCGCCGCCTCGGGATCGGCAACCTTCGCCGGTGGCTGGTGCGCGACCAACTGGCCGGCCTGCAGGTCCACGGCGCCCTGGCAATGAGGGCAGGTCAGCGGCTGGTGGGCGGGCTCGCCGCTGGCGGCGGCCTCGGCTGCCATCACCTTTTCCGACCATTCGTCCTGATTGGCCTCGTCGGTTGCCAGCTTGTTGCGCCGGCGGTCGGCCAGCGCTGCGGTTTCGCGCAGAGCGGTGATGCGGCTGGCCCGCGCCTGGGCGTCGGCGTGGGCGCGCTTGCTGGAGCCCAGGGTCTGCTGGGCCTCGTCCAGGTCCTGGGCGGTGGCTCGCAGTTCCGCGCGCGCCGATTCCAGTTCCTCCTCGCTGACGATGACCGGCGGCGCCTCCGGCTCCCACCCGTTCGCCTTCTCGCTGCCGTAGTTCTCGCCGGTGACCGCTTTCCAGGCGCCGCGCGCTTCGCTGGCGTAGGCCTTGGCCTGTTCGACGGCGGCCGGGAACCCGGAGCGGAGCAGGGGCTTCACCTTCTCGAACAGCGCCACGTCGATGCCCTTGGCCTTCAGGCGCTTGCCGACCTCGACCGGGCTGGCGCTGGCGCCGGTCAGGTCGAACAGAACCCGGCGGCGATCTTTGGCGTCCAGAGCGGCGAAGCGGCTGGCGTCGAGCACGAACGGCAGGAACGGCGAGTCGGCGAGCGGGGAGCCTTTGCCGCTGGGCAGCGCGACCCCGCAGGCCTGCACCTCGCCGGCATCGTCCAGCCACTCGACGCGGGCCTCCCCTTTCTTGGCGCCCTCGGTGATCAGTTGGCCGATATGCTGCTTCTGCGCAACGCGGCCGGGCTTACCGGTGAAGGCGTGGCTGATGGCGTCGATCAGCGAACTCTTGCCGGCGCCGTTGTGGCCGGCCACCAGGAGCACCGGCGCAGAAACATCAAGGGCCGCATGACGCAGCCCTTGGAAGTTGGTGATTTCGAGTTTCGTGATGCGCATGGCTCACTCCAGGGTGATGGGCTCTTCGGCCGGGGCCTTGGTGGCAACGGCGACGCGGTAGGTGTTGAGGTCGGGCGATTCGCCTTCGGTGGCGAGCGTGATCACACCGTCGTCGAGCAGCTTCAGGGCGACAGCCAAGGACTCGTCGGTGCTCAGCGCGAAGCGCGACTGCAGCCAGCCCGGGGTGATCTCGTCTTTGCGCAGCACCAGGACGGTGATGTCGTCGATGGTGTGGCCGCCGTAGGTTGTGGCGCCAGGCTCGGCGGCGCTGCTCAGCGGGTCTTTTTCCGGTTCCGGCGGCGATTGCAGGATCACCTCGCGCTCGCCGTTGGAGTTCGGTGCCGATACAACGCCGGCGGCTTCCATTTCCTCGACGATGCGCGCGGCGCGGTTGTAGCCGATTTTCAGGTAGCGCTGGAGCCTGCTGATGCTGACCCGGCGCGTGTCGATGACATGGCTGACTGCTTCAATGTAGAGCGGGTCCTGCGCGCCAGTGCCGCCGGCGTCGTCGCCATCGTCGCTTTCGTCCAGGGCCAGGGCGCTCTGGTCGGGATCGGGTACGACGGTGTCCATGCCCTGCAGGTACTCCTCAGCGTCGGCCACCACCAGCATGCAGACCTTGCCGGCACGGTCGATTAGGTCGTGACGCAGCGGGTCGAACTGGCTGACCTTGAAGGTCGCCTTGATGCCTTCTTTGATCGCCACCGACTCCAGGATGCCGCCGATGGCCGGGCGCTCGCCGGCGGAAATCAGCTTGACCGCATACTTCACGGTGCGCTCTACGGTGCTGCGCAGGCGGTCGATGACGTCGGCTTGTTTCTTTTCGGTCAGCTTCGGCCAGACATCCGGCAGGACGCGGACCTCCTGCAGCAGGGCCTGGAGCAGGTCGCGGCCGAGCGTTTCGGCAGCGAGGGAAGCTACGGTGGCGGGCTGTTCCTCGTCGAACTCTTCTACGAGGTCTTGGGCGATGGTTGCGGCGGTTTGGGCTGTCATTGGCTGCTGTTCCTACTGGTTGGCGATGCGTTCGAGGGTGGTGTGCTGGGACTCGCTGAGGAACATCCGCGGGCCGTAGCGCTGGAAGTTGGCGCGCAGGTCGGCGGTGAACTCTTCTTCCCAGGTGGTGGCGGCATTCAGCTCCGCCGCGCCGAGGAGGCTGTTGAACTCCTCGACACGGTCGAACTGCTCTTCGACGGTTCGGCTGGGCATGGCCGGCTACTCGAGATTGAGCTCGTCGGTGCCGGTGTCGACGGTGTCCGGCTGCTGGCCCGGGGCGGGGTCGGTGATTTCGCCCGTCTCGGTGTTCACGCCGTCCGGGTCCTGGTCGTCAACAACGCTGTATTCGCCGGTGAGGATGGACGCGTTGTCCTGGTCCAATCCGGCGTCGGCGCGTTCGTCCAGGGTGACTGCGGTCTGCAACTCGATGCTGACCGGCAGGTACTTGAACAGCCGGCGGATGACGGTCTTCTTGGCCATCTCTTCGTAGTGGGTGACCCAAGGCCCGTTTCCGGATGCCTTGCTGGTGGCGCGTACTTTGTCGACGTCGGCCTTGCTCATGACCTCGAATTGCACGCCGCCGTCCTTCAGCTTGGCGACCGCGTAGACGTGGGTCATGACGCCGCGTTCACCTTCTCCCGGAACGTGCTGGACGTCTTCGTCGAGGCCGTAGCGATAGCTGAACTGGTCGTTCTGGTGCACGGTGCGCGCGGTGAGCGAAACGATCTGGCCGGAGCGCCGGGCAAGGTCAATCATCCCGCGGTAGCCGATGATCAACTGGACGTTCGACAGGCCATCTTTCGCCTTGCCGTTGCCGAACGGCAGCAGGTAGGCATGGCCGAGAGCGTTACCCGGTTCCAGGCCGAGCTGCGCGCATTGCATCACGGCGCCGAGGAAACTCTCCTGATTGCATTTCGCCAGGGCCGGTACTTTGCGGATCTCGGTCAGCGCGATGCGCGCGAGTCGGTCGGCGGTCATGTGCTTCGGAAGCGCCAGGGCCATCTGGGCTTTGATCTTCGGGTCAGTCATCAGGTGGGCCAGCGTTTTCGGCTGGCCATTGTTGGCGACATTGCCGGTCGCGGCGGCTTTCAGGGCGGTTGCGGACATGCTGGGCTCCGGTTACTTGAGGCGGAAAACGCGGGATTCGCTGGTCTTCTTGAACTGCTCGAACAGCGCGGGGTGAGCTTCCTTGAAGGCGGATTGGTCGAAGCGGTTGGTGGTCTGGGACTTCCACGTCAGTACCGACTTGCCGTTGACCGTGAGTTGGGCGTGGTCCTGCATGAAGAGCTTGATGCGCTCCTCTGCGGACTCGATCTCGTACTCCAGGCCCTTGGCCTTGGCTTTCAGTTCGCGCAGGCGGTTGAACACCTCCACGACCTTGCCATCGGCCTCGATGCTGGTTCCGGCGTCACGCTCGAACAGCCGGAGGATGTCGCTGACAGCGGTTGCTTCGGGCGGATCCAGGCGCTGGATGCGTCCCCAGAACTCGACCTCCTTCTCGCGAATCGCCGCGATGGTTTCGTCGTCCCGCTCGACGCGGTACACGCGGAAGTCGTCGCCGCCGATCAGCACGCCGAAGATGCAGACCTGGCGGCCGGTGACCATCAGGCCGTGCATGGCCTGGGCGGTGTAGTGGACTGGAATGGCATCGGTCTGAACCTCACCCCAGTCCTTTGCCTTGAACGGGCTGACCGTCTTGATCTCGATGTTTTCGCCGCTGGCGGCCTCGGCGTCGATCTCGGCAGCCATGAAATCGTGCTGCTGGTCGCGGTAGCGGTTTCCGCGACCGATGATCTCCAGGCCGGTCTCTTCGGCCAGCAGGTCGATGACGTAGGGCTCCATCCGCTGGCCACGGGTGAAAATCTTCTGCTTCGCCGGGTCGACGGGACCGGTGCGCGGCTGGATCTTATCCAGGTACACGTCCAACGGAGTGCGCCAGGGGCTGATGCCGAGGATGCCGGCGACATCGCTGCCGCCGAGGTACTTGGTGCGGTCGAGCGCGCCGACCGATGCGAGAGCTGCAGTCATGGGGCTGGTCTCATTCCAGGGTGAGGGTGGTTGTTGCGTGAAGGCGGGGGTTGCGCCGGAAGCGCAGAACGCAGAGGTCGCCGCAGATGTTGGCGAAGAGCGGGTTGTGGTAGCCGTGGCGGTTGGCCAACTCGACGGCCTGGCGGATGCTCTTTCCGGCAAACTCTTCGATATCGTCGAGTTGGTCGTCGATGATCGAGCGAACGGGGCGGGTGGTCATGTGTTCGTGCTCCTGAGTTCTGCCCAGCGCGAATCCGCCGCGGCGTCGAGCCGGCGGCGCATGTCGTCGTAGAGGCGGGTGTCGATGAAGTCCACTGCGTAGGCCAGTTCGATCTGGCCGTGGAGGAAGCTCTGTTCGGGGCGCGGGAAGTGGGACCGGCGCATGGCCGTGATGCCTTCCTCAATCATCCGAACCGCGCGTTCATTGCTGAAGGCCATCGTCGTCCTCCTGCTCTTCGTCCTCGGGCTCCGGTTCCGGCTCCGGCTGGTCCCAGAGCGGGTCTCTGGCGAAGTCCCAGGCGTGCTGGGCGTTGCTGAAAGCCGCGCGGTTGCGGCGTTCGCGGTATGTCCACATCGGGATGCTCTCCGTGGTTCACCTGCATTCGGCTGAACACTCGCGCCGCCGGGCTTGCCCGATGGGGAGGCGGGGAGCGTTCATGCGAATGCGGGCGGTGAAAAAAGCCCGGCCGGAGCCGGGCGAAGAGGGGGAACGCTGCATGCGCAGCGGGGAGTGATCTGGCCGGTGTCGATCTCCGGCGTAAGGCGCTTCTTAGGCGGCATCGAGCTGGCTTATTTGCTTGAGCCATCCTCATGAGTCAGCCACGTCCCATTGCGCATCGACCTACGCATTCAAATCACTCCCCGCTACGCCCTGGCTATGCCAGGAGCAGGAAAGAGAAGGGCGCCGCTAAGCGCCCTGTCTCCACTTACATGCACCGCCTTATGTGAAAGCGGTTGGGTACAGGCTCGACCGCATGTTGGCGATCTGCCTTTGGGGCTGGGCTACATGTCGAGATCCTCCGTTGTGCGCGCCGTTGGACCGGCGGGCGCTCGCCGTGGGTTAAACGCCCGGCAATAGGCCAGGCGCCGAAGTCAGGAGATCGCGGTGCAGGCCCGCAACGCGACCGGCGCCGACTGCCCTTCGATCCAGATAACCGCCGCCCCGCCAAGCGACACGCTGGCCCGGCCGACGGTGCGGGTGCGCTGCGGTTCGGCCCCGCGGTACGGGCGGTACTCGATCAGCGCTGGCGCCGGGTGCTCTCGGTTCCAGGCCTCGACCAGCTCCGCCGGCGGCACCGGTCGGACGTTGCCGATCTGCTGGTAGATCTCGGAGCGGTGAATGGCGACGTCGTCCGGGGCGGTGATGCCGAGGCGCACCTGGTCGCCTTGGCTGCCGAGGACCGTGACGGTGATGTTGTCGCCGATATGCAGGGTTTCGCCGGGGCGGCGGGTCAAGATCAACATGGCGTAACTCCGTTCGGGGGATTTCGAGAGCAACCGATCTATCTCGGTTCGCAGTGGTAGACGTCGGTCGCCCGCATTGGAAACTGCAAGCGGGAGGGGGAAAGGGATTTATTTCAAATGAGAATTATGCTGCTGGTTTTTTGTTCTATGGGTGGTCTTGATTATGACTACAATGAATCCCTGAGTTGGTGCGTATATATTGGTGCGAGCACAACAGGGAGGTTGTCGATATGGTGATTAGCTTCGAGCCGCTCGATGTTGAAGGCGTTGATTTTCGTGGGGTTGATGTTGTCGCTTATAAAGCACGAAAAGGTCGTGGAAGGTCGGGTGATATTAGGTTGGGAAAATGTTTCGGCGCAATAAGGTTGCTTGACAATAACAATGCGCGAATTGGAAAAGACCATAAGGCTTCAAGCACCCCTGCTGGATCAGCTGGGCTCCACAGCGAGCGGGTTGCCTTGGAGCGATGTGTTAGGGCCAATTGGGAGCCTCCGCTTACCAATATAATGATACTTGGCATGCAGAATTCTCCCGGCCCTATCGGAAAAGAACTCTATGCGCGAGGAGTCCGAACAATTATATGCTTCACGGAGCTTCCACCTTGTCCAGCCTGTTTGACTTGGTGGAAGGCGCTTGATAGTAAGTTTCACCCTGGTTCTATCAGGTTGCAGTACTTCGGTTGGTTCGAAGACTACTATGGAGGCAAGACGCCAGAGGAAAGGATGCTCGATGACTCTGACGGAAATAATAGAAATGAGCATGCGATAGAGGCTTTCAAGGCCTATCGAGATTCGTTCGAGGCTCCTACCAGATAGTCCTCGATCAAGAAATTTAGTATAAATAGAAAAAGATGATGGGTTTTCTCATGAGGTATTTATGCAATCTCTTATTTATCTTAGCCATGTTCAAGAGCAAGATACTTCCGGCTTGGTGGAGTTGTACACCAATCCGGACGTGCGTGCCTATTTAGGAGGTCCCGTTGATCGGGAGGTTGCGGTGCGGCGAGCTCAGGTAGAAGTTTCAATCGAGAGAGAGCTTCCATTCTGGGCAATCAGAACAAGGCAAGGCGAGCAGTTTGCAGGTGTAATCTCGTTAGATACTCATCATGATGGTAATGACGTAGAAGTCTCTTACGCGTTGCTTCCAGAGCACTGTGGGATGGGGTACGCGACTGAGGCACTTACCCTTGCGTTGCAGTATGCAAGTGACACCTTGGCTTTGAAGAGGGTGATTGCTGAAACGCAAAGCAAGAACGATGCATCAATCCGCCTACTTAATCGCGTCGGTATGAAGTTTGAGCGAGAGATAATGCGCTTTGGTGAAGCTCAGAGTATCTACGTCACTGATTGGTAGGACAGGCAAGATTTAGCATCGTTACAGATGCCGGTGCCTATTTTCATAGGCCTTCGTGCTGGTGTTCGTTGACTTTGCGGCGCTAGCCCTGACGATCCGGGACCTCTCCGAGCCATACCGCTGCGGACTGGGGAGGCGGATGTTGTTTTTCTCTCCATTAGGCGCGAATCTCCGTCTCTACGGAGGGAGCCCATGAAAAAAACGAAGAAGAAAGCCAAACGCGAGACTTCAAAACAGCGTATCGAGCAGCTTGAAAAGCAGATTTTGGAGGCGGAAGCGCTCTTGGCGACGCTCGCTCCAGGACGTGGCGTTGGTTTAGCGAATAGGATTCTGCAATTGCGCCGGCTCTTGAGCGTTGAGCGAGTCCATGCAGTTTCAGGATTCAATCGAATTCACCATCACACTGTGTCTGGGTGCTATGGCACCGGTCGCCGGACCCGCTGAGGCCGCCTCATTGGCAATGTTCCTGGCGGCTAAGCCGGAAGTGAGCAGAGCCGTTGATTCCCGGCTTGCGCAAGACAGGCCGGTATACCGAGAGCTGAACCCCGTTACTGGCGGCAGTTATCAGCTCCTATTCGATGTCTTCCCCTGACTGCAGCGCCGATTGCCGCGCGGCGCAGCCAGATTCTTGCCCATTACCGCCGGGGTGGCGGAGCGCATCGCATGCGGGTCGTTCGCACGGTTCGGGCATTTCGTCCTCGGTCAGCCGTCTCTGGTCGCCCTGAGTAAGGGTCGCCATCGCGTTGGTAGGTGTTGCCTCAGCACCTATCTGATCGCCGGTCGCCGCAGAGGCGATGCGTTCTGCTGTTGATGTTGCTCACCCGACTTTCTGTCGCCCCACGGGTGATGGCCGGGGCTGCCTCGCCGCGTTGCGGCTAGCTGTTCATGGCGCAGGTTGTGAAAGAGCGTGGCTCTGAGGCCTGGCCAGCGGTGTGCTGCTGGTGCATTAAATTAACCATCGGTAAATATTTTCGTCAATACCGATGGTTAATTTATTTTCTCTAGGCATGAAAAAGCCCGCATGAAGCGGGCTCTTTGGAGGGGGCTGAGGTGGGGTTAGGCCACTGCCTTCCACCACTCAATGGTGCGATTCGCAAGGATATCGCTTGACGGCGCCTCGATCACGTCGATACCGGATCGCTGAAATCGATCAAGCTGACGCCGCGTTGCATCTTGGTGCTTAGTGAATTCGCTACGAGTCATCCCACTAGATTCCTGGGGCATCAGCACGGACATTGAGGACAGCTTTCGATCCGAATTGCTGGTAATCAGTAGCAGGTCAGATGCTGCCTGCAGGAGGTTGTTCTCTACCACCAGAGGGCTTTTGTACCAGGCGGACACCACCGCACCGGCCGCGCGCTCGTTCAGAAGAGGGATGTCTACGTCGATGGTCGCGTTATTGTTTAACCTCAGCCGATACGGTTCTGAGCAGATAATGCGTTCAGCATCGAGCGCCATCTTCTCGCGCATGATCTCGAAGAGAGTCTCACGCACCTTGTGATTGGAGCGATAGCGGAAGTTATGATTGCGTTGCTTTTCGGTGGGCATGCCCAGGGTAACGACATCGAAGAAGAACTCGTCGACCACGCTTTCAGCATCAGTGCCGGCTGCATACAGCGACTGGCCTAGGCGTATCGTATCGCTCAACTCATCCGGTAGGTCGGCATGGTGAAGCCGGATCGTGTCTTCGATATCGACCATCAGATGGCTGAGGCTGGCGAGGTCGATGCGATTGCCGTAGAGGCACTTAATGCGCTCGAACGTATCAAGCATTCGTACCTCAACCTTCCCAGCATACTGGAACAACACCCCGACATTGAGGTATTCGCCGGTGTCTTCATCCAGGCACGCACTGATGGGACGCCACACACCCTTGACAACCGGCTGTTCGGCCCCGCTCAGGCGATCACGTAGTCTTGCAAGATTGCTCATAGGACCATGCCGGATTCTTTGGCGTATGCTGCTGGGTCATGCCGCGATTGCAGCAGGTGGATGATAGCGTCGATATCGATGTTGTCGAAGAACTCAGCCAGCACGGCGCGCGCCGCTCCTTCTCCGCGGTCTCTAAAGCCAACGGCAAACGCGTTGTATGCCATGATCATTTGGCTTTTCTTGGGTAGCTTCGCACTCCAATTCGGCTCGTAAGAATCGATGAAGTTCCTCAACCGATTACCGGGCTGATGGCCGGACCCCAGCGAGCCTATGGTGCCAGGCTGCCAGTTCGGATAAACAAAGATGCGTCCATGGTCAATCAGCATCAAGTTGTCGTTGCTGGCGAGTAGATTGCCAGGGTGCCTATCAGAGTTCAGAAGCCAATCGTCGAAGGCGACGACCTTCGGCGTATCCTCTGCCTCTGCCAGATGCTTAACGAGTCGCCGCAACCGTCGTTGTTTCAGAAATTCGAGTTGCACGCCTTGCATGTGCTTCTGGACCAGGTTCGGGTAGACCATATCCTTTGTGAACCAGCAGAAGTAGTTTGGCTGTAGGCGCCCACGCCCGAGGCTTCTTAGTCCAGCAAGCGCTGACTCCGGGATCTGCTCCTGTTCAAGCAAGATGATGCCGGCAACCGTTGGCACTTTGAACCCGCATGCCTTCGCAAGAACGTAGCCAAGCGCCTCGCTGATCACTTCCTGGTTATCGACTGGCGTGCGCCGTACCGGGCAGTCAAGCATGTCCGGCAGGGGCTTGACATAGCACCTTACGCTATCGCCATTCACGCGGATCTTTGCGCGGAAAAGGGGGCTGAGGCCGGTAACCTTTGGCGCCTTCAGCACCCCTGCAAATGCGTCACTGCTTAGGGTGTGAATCATCGTTCTGCAGCCTATCCCTTAGGCGTTTGTGGCTTCCTTGGCTGACGGTATCTTGGTCCCTGACGTGCTCGAAGCGCGCTGTTATTTGGTCTAGAAGATCTAGGTCAGCCTCCGAGAGGCGCCCGTCCCGTGCAGCCTGGTTGATGCGCTCAAGAACTGTTCTTGTGCGCGGAGATGCGAAATCCATCAGTGCTTCAGCGCGATCTGCATGCTCGCCACTGTTACCTGAGGAGAATGAGCCCTGACTTGAGGGAGATTGAACGGCACTAGCCATGTCAGCGATTTCTTTGGCCAAGCGTTTGCTGAAATGCTCGACCGGCTCACCAAGCGCCCTGGACAGGACAGCAGCGAACTGAGCGTTCAAGGGGTTGATTCCCTTGAAGTAAAGGTTGACAGCAGCGGGGGTTATGCCCGCCATCTCAGCAATTTTCTTCTGGCTGAGCTTGAGCTGGTTCTTTTTGGCCAGAAAAAGCTCATGCGCCGCAGCGCATTCGGCTATTCGGTCTGGAGGAAGGGCGCGTTTCTTCGTCATGCGGCAAGTGTTTACCAGCGGTTAACACAATGGAAGAAACCATCGGTATTGATAAAAGCTAACCGATGGTTAATTATTGGTGCTATCTGCAACTGCGGAGACGCACCCAATGAAACAGATTCCCCTTGAGGAATTTGCTACCGAGAAAGGCCAGGCCGAGGCCGCCAGGCTCCTTGGAATTACTCCACCTGCAATCAGCAAAGCGCTACGTGTCGGTCGTGCGGTGTTCGTTACGGAGCATGATGACGGTACTTTCACTGCTGAAGAGCTCCGCCCGTTTCCTTTCCAAGGGCATCAGAAATGGGCGTCCTGACATGACAGCCAACCGGAATGGTGGACCCGGCAGGGTAGCAGGCGGCCCTATCTTCACGCAGTCCCAGCTTGGCCTGGTAATGCTCTCCAATCGCCGCGGGTCGGCCAGCACTGAGCTGTTCCTCCGCGTTACCGCCCAGATCCTGCCTGACCAGTTCTGCACACCACTACACGCCAGCCGTGGACCCCGGATCGGGTTCCTCCATTTCACGCTGGCCTCAACGGAGGAGGTGGGGGCGTCACGACAGGAACGTACGAACTATCTCGACTGCTCGAGGCAGATTGTCCATGCCCAGGTCCAGTAGTCGCGTTGTCAGGTGTTTTATGGAATCGGCGGGCAGTCCTCGAAGCGCTTGAACAAGCTGAGTTTTCTCCTCCGGCGTCACCTGCTGATCACTCGCAGTGGCGAGACGTAGCTCGATCATCTGGCGGAGAGAGTCCTCATGAAACTTGATCGTCACCGGCCCCAGGATTGCGCTCAGGCCGCCGTCATCTGCCAGAAAGTCGATCCCCTTGGCTGTGATTTCCGCGTACAGCAGTTCGCGGCCTTCACTCAAAAATTCCGAGATTTTTGCCCTTGCCAGGCCGTGCTCGTGCAGGTAGGCGCAGCAGGCGGTGAGCATCCTGGTGTCGTCGAAGAGGTCGGAGAGCCCATCGGTATGTACCGGATTGGGATACGCGTCCGCCAAGCGGTCCAGAACGGCTTTCTGAATCGTGCGATCGATTTTCAAGTTTTCAGCCTCCTCGGCCATCGCGCTGTAAGGGGAGCCAGGGATAGCGCGGTCATCCGTGCGTTATGGCGAAATGATCGTAACCGTGTGGGAGACGCAGTGCATGCGGAATGAGTCGCACACTCTGATCTCCACGCTGCTCGGCGTGGTGAACCAATGGCGCCGCCGAGAGGGCTGGAGCCGAGAGACCGTAGTCCAGCACATCGTGGAGGCGCACGAACGCATCCAGGGAGCGCTGGTCACCGGCATCATCTTCGACCCGCCAACGCGCGATACAACCGAGCGGATGAAGGTCAACGCCGACCGCGTGTTCCGTTGGCTTGACGACGGAACCAAGGACACCAACCTGGTGCCGGCGAACTTCGTACCCAGCATCCTCGCCGCGCTGCCGACTGACCTGAAGGTCCAGGCCCTGGGCGACATCCTGACGCCGCTGGGCGTGTCGGTGCGCTTGATCGGCGGCGATGCCGGCCAGCGGCCGGAGGTGCTCTGCATGCTCCGGACGCTCATCAAGGAGAACGGTGAGGCGCAGCAGGCCGTTGCCAACCTCGTCGACGGCGCCGATGACCAGGAACTGCAGGAGGCCCACCGAGAGCTCTCCGAATCCAGGGCGGCGACAGATGAGGCGCTGCGGATGATCGACCAGATGCGCCGGCCGCGCCTTGTTCAGGGGTAGCCGTGCCGTCCTTCCAGATCAACGACGAGGAGCGGGAGGCGCTCCGCGGCCTACCCATGCTTGCCCGCGAGATCTACGTGTTCGCCCTGCGCCCGTTCATGGACTTCGCAACAGGCGTTGTCGGAGAACGGCGCGGGATCTCTTGGAAGTCGATCGCCGAGGAGCTCTACGTCGAGCCGCACCAGGGCATCAAGGGCGGCGAGCCTTCCGAAAAGGAACTGCGGCGGGCGCTGGTCTGGCTGCAGAAGGTGGGCCTGGTGGGCCCCAACTTGGCCGAAAGGCGCCTGATTTTTGAGTTGCCGAAGGCTTCACGGGATCAATCCGTCCGAAAAAAAGTGGGCACTAAGTGGGCAGATGAAGCGGGCAGTTATGTGGAAGGGTCGGAGCCCAGTAACTACGCGGCTTTCCCGGAAAAAGAGGGCAGATATGTGGGAGGGGGTGAAAGTGAAAAAGTGGGCACACCTCCGGTATCCGGTATTCCTCCTACTACTCCACCGCGCGAGGACCCGCAGCCCGGACAGCGATTCCCCATGCATGACGCCTGGCTACCCAGCGCCAGGGGCTGGCCCGCGACACTGACCCGTAACGGCATGAAGAACTACCAGCTACGCGACGAGGATCTCCTCGAGTTCCGTAGCTACTGGATCAACCGCCCCGAGAAGTATCAGTCCCAGGGCCAGTGGGAACACGAACTTGCGCAGAACCTCCTCCGCAACCAGCGCTTCGACCAGAACAGGAGCAGCTATGGAAACCAAGCAGGAAACGCCGAAGGCCAAGCCGGCCATCGTGCCGCAAAGCGCGGCCTCTCACATCGACAAGGCCCTCGCTCAGCCGTCGACCGCGTCAACGCAATCGTCGCCGCCAACGAGGCTGCCCGACAGGCTGCTGGAACGCCTCTGGGTGAAGATGACCGAGATGTACGGGCACCGCTGGACGTCGAGTTTTGGCGACAACCCGAATCCTGACGGCGCCTGGGCTACGGTGCTCCAGGGGCTGACCGGCCAGCAATTGGCCCACGGGCTCAACATGCTGACGTTCATGGGCAGCCGGTTCGACTGGCCGCCGGCGGCGCCGACATTCCGGGAGCTCTGCTTGAGCGTCCAGCCGGAGTCGCTCGGTCTGCCGGACCACGACACCGCGTTCAACCAGGCTCTGGCGTGCCGCTACCGCCACCAGGTGGTCAAGGCCGCCGCCGAGGCCACCGGCGTTTTCGATCTGCGCACCGGCGAGGTGAACGACGATCGCCTCCGCAAGCGCTTCGGGTTCCACTACGCAGAGATGGTCCGGCGGTGGGAAAACAACATCCCGCTGAGCCAGCCCGTCATCCACGCGATTGAGCATGACACCGGGAAGAGCCTGCTGGACCTGGCCGAGGATGAGGCCGAGCAGCAGCTCCGCCGGCGGATGCAGGCCCAGGGCCTGGATGGGCTCAGTGGCGCACAGGCGCGGGAAATGCTGCTGGCCAAGATGCGCCGGAAAGCGCCGGAGGTGCGCCGTGATGCATGACCTCCGCCCGGTGATGTTCACCGTACCCGGCGAGCCGGTGGGGAAGGGGAGGCCGCGCATCGGTCGCGTCGGCGCCCACGCCAGGATGTTCACTCCGGCGAAGACGGCGAACTACGAGGGGTTGATCGCGCACAGCGGACAGCAGGCCATGGCAGGTCGCGCGCTGTTCGAGGGCCCGGTGCTGGTCGAACTCGACATCGCGCTGAGCATCCCTCAATCGATGTCGAAAAAGCGGAAGTCGCTGGCCCTGGCCGGCGGCCTGTACCCCACCAAGAAGCCCGACATGGACAACGTGATCAAAGCGATCTACGACGGCCTGAACGGCGTGGTCTGGAAGGACGACGTCCAAGTCGTGAAGGCGGTGGTGGGGAAGCGCTACGGCGAAACGCCGGGCGTGCGAGTGAAAGTCGTCCCTCTCCTCGAGGGCGAGCAGTGACCACAGAAAACCACAGGGGAGAGCCGAAATGAAACTGACCAGCGCCCGCCAGGCATGGCACGACGCACTTTACGAGAACCGCGATTCGGTTCTCGCCGTGGCCGCGGAGAAGGCGAAACTCGGCAAGCGGGGGCGGGTGGCCAACGAGACGCACCCGGACCGCAAGGACACCAACGGGCGCTCCGCCCACATGCTGGCCGCCGGCCTGGTGATGGCTGCCATCGGCACGCTGCCAAAGCCGCTGCAGCACTTCGGACACACGCTGTACTCGCCGCTGGCCACTGGTGACGACGTTGCGATCGCTCACGGCCTGGTGTGGATCGGCGCCGGCCTTGGCCAGCTCACACAGCGCCAGGCCGAGCGCGCCTACTGGATGGCGCTGGCGGCGATCAACTCGCACAAGCGGGCGGTGAATGGCCGGGACACGCTGGGCCCGGGCGAGGTCTGCCTGTTCATCGAGGAGCGCCTGGGCTGCCGCGTTGACCCCTGCAACTGGGCGCGGGACTACGCCGCCACCTGGGAGCGCCTGGCGCGCCACGTCGACAAGCTGGACGCGCAGGCGCTCAGGCCGGTTGCCGAGGTTGTGGCGAAGCAGAGTGGGCTCAGGAAGGGGCCGGGCTGGCGCTGGCTGGAGAACGACCGGGATGTGGTCGCCGAGCAGCGCGCCGAGCTTTACTCCCGCCACCGCGAGCAGATGCAGGAGCGCCTTGCCGAACGCCTGCGTAGCATGTCCAACCAGCAATTGGCAGCCTGGGCGGGCCGGATGAGGCGCTACAGTGACGCCTATCGCGCTGAGTGGAAGGACGACGTCTACGAGCAGCCGGACGTGCACCAGCGATACCACGACCGCGTGGCGGCGTACTGGGCCCAGCGGGAGCGCCTTCGGGACGTCGCATGAAGACGCCGCCTCGCAGGTGGGCGAGGCGGCGTCTTCGGCGCGAGCTTCATGCGAAGGGTTTACTTCTCATAGTGGTAGCGGCAGGAGATCACGAACAGCTGGTTGTTTTCGTACAGGTAGACGAAACGATGCTCGCGGGTGATGCGACGCGACCAGAAGCCAGAGAGGCTGCCCTTGAGGGCTTCGGGCTTTCCGGTGCCAGTGAAGGGAGTGCGGGTGCACTCTTCGACGAAGTCGTCGATAGCCTGGGAGATCTTGGCATCGGTGGACTTCCAGTGCTGGTAGTCTTCCCAACCGTTGGTTGTGAAGGTGACCTTTGCGGTGGTGCGGGCTTGCTCTTTGTTACTTTCTTTCTTCTTGCTGGACATTGATCGGTATCTCCCGTTCGACGACTTGGCCGGACCGAAGCTGATCAATGGACTCGCGTAGGCGCTGAGCGTTAACCGGAGACTCCAACAAGTAGAGTGTTTCCTTCATGCCGTTATAGTCCTCGAGAGAGATCATAACGACTGGCTCGCCGCGTTGCCGTGTGATGACTGCGGGCTCATGGTCCCGACAGACATCGTCCATCGTCTGCTTTAGACCGGCGCGAGCCTGGCTAAAGTTGAGTATTTGCATAGCTTTTTTCCTTCTTGGCACCGCCAAGTTAGGGGGGCTTCCTTAGGCCCTGGTAATTTGCCGGCACAGCCGGCAGCGAAGCTGTCAGTTACAAACTGACGGCGATCATTGTACCTAAATCTGTACCTATGTCAAGGCCCTATTGCGCTTTGAAGAGCATTTGGGTACTGTTCCACCAATGTGCACAGTTGCACCCGCACGAATAAACACACCGAAACCCGGCCATCGCGCCGGGTTTTTTGTTTCCAGCCGGAGGACCAGATGGAACCCACGACCTCCATCGGTATTGGCGCGCTGTTTGCCAAGTACAGCGTGACCATCGCCGGGTTCTGGGGCTCCATCCTCTCGCTCGGCTTCTTAAAGGACCTAACTCGCTTCCAAGCAGCCTTGGCGGTCGCCACCGGCTTCGGCTGCTCCACCTACTGGACCCAGCCTGTTGCTGGCTGGCTCTCCCGAACCTACCTCATCCCGTTGGATGATGCCTTCCTCGCTGGCGTCGCGTTCACCATCGGCCTGCTGGCCATGAACGTGATACCCGGCCTGAAAGCCTTTGCGGAGCGCTTCCTGACGCCCCGAGGTGCCTGACCATGATGAACTCGATCCTCATGGGCTTGGACGCCGTGCTGTGCATTCTGGTGGTACTGGCCGCGCTGGAGTTCCTGCGCGCCGTTCACCTGTTCGAGCATCCAATCCTGAGCCTGTCGTTCTACCTGGTCGCAGTCGGAGCCTTCGGCTTGCTGAATGAGCTGGCAAAAGGCTACTGGGTCAACCCATGGGCTGTGGTGATGCACCTTGGCGTGGTTGGCTACGCCTGGTCGCGCCGCAAGCAGATTTTCCAGCAGGACTTGCAGTGGAATGGGGCGGAACGGCGTGGACGCTAGTGCCCTTCCGTACGTTGGTGGCACACTGCCTTCTCCAACCACGGAAAGGAGCTGGTGATGTCTTTTGAGAAAACGACCGACGCACTTCGTAGTGCGCTGAATCGTGGCCCACAGGGGCGAGAAAACGCATCCAACACTCTGGATAGGACCGAGAACACCATTTTCGGCGTTCTTGAAAGCGACAATGCGAAAGAACACTGGGAGACTAAGCTCCTGCGCGATTCTGAAGGAAAAGTCGTTGCCATCGAAACGCCATTCGGAGAAGCCCGTGTCGTCCGGCGAAACTATCTCAGCGAAGAAGGAACATTCGCGAAGGCAGTGATCGAGAAGAAGCTCGAGGACAAGCATGGGAATGCCTACTGGAAACCTGTTTGGTCCCTTGAGGGAACCTCACGCGAATATTCACGCGTTGGCGGCGATAATACCGATGTGGAATTTGATCCGAACTTTCACCCTGGCGAAGTGATGAGGGCAGCAGCCGACATTATCATTGCTATCGGAAGGTGTACCGAGTAACCCGCAGCGCGTCAGAGCCCCGCCTAGAGCGGGGCTTTTCATTTGAGGTCCAACATGGCGCTGAACAAAAAGCGGCGCCTGTTCGTCGAGGAGTACCTGGTCGACCTCAACGCGACGCAGGCAGCCATCCGAGCCGGCTACGCACCGAAGCGTGCGGCCGAGATGGGCTACGAGCTGCTCCGCATCCCCGAAGTGGCCGAGGCGATTGCCCAGGCTATGGCCGAGCGGTCGAAGCGCACCGAGGTATCGGCCGACTACGTCGTCCGCCGCCTGCGCGAGATCGACGAGATGGACGTCCTGGACATCCATGAGGACGACGGCAGCTTCAAGCCGATCCGCGAATGGCCAAAGGTCTGGCGCCAGTTCCTTTCCGGCATCGAGGTCGCCGAGCTGTTCGAAGGCCGTGGTGATGACCGGCGCATTGCCGGCGTTCTCCGGAAGGTCAAGTGGCCGGACAAGCTCCGCAACCTGGAGCTGCTGAGCCGGCACGTCGGCACCGAGTCCGCCGCCCTGGACATCGAGCTGAAGCGCCTGGAAGTGGCGAAGAAACGCGCCGAGCTGAAGCTGCTGGAGAACCCCGAGGACGATGCGCCGCCGACCAGCGTCGCGGTGACCATCATCGACGCGAGGGTGCGCGATGCCGACGCTTAACGTGCCGCAGGCGAAGTTCCTGGCCCTGCCGCACAAGTTCTGCGGCTTCGTCGCGGGGTTCGGCTCCGGCAAGACGTGGGTGGGCTGCTCGGGCCTTGCCCAGCACGCCTGGGAGTGGCCGCGCATCAACGCCGGCTACTTCGCCCCGACCTACGCCCAGATCCGCGACATCTTCTATCCGACGATGGAGGAGGTGGCTTTCGACTGGGGCCTGCGCACCAAGATCAACCAGGCGAACCACGAGGTTCACCTCTACAGCGGCAGCGCCTACCGCACGACGATCATCTGCCGCTCCATGGAGAAGTCCCAGACCATCGTCGGTTTCAAGGTCGGTCGGTCCCTGGTGGACGAGCTCGACGTCCTGTCGCTGGTCAAGGCCCAGCAGGCCTGGCGCAAGATCATCGCGCGGATGCGCTACAAGGTGGACGGCCTGCGCAACCGTGTCGACGTCACCACCACCCCGGAAGGCTTCAAGTTCGTCTTCCAGCAGTTCGTGAAGCAGTTGCGCGAGAAGCCGCACCTGCAGGACCTGTATGGACTGGTCCAGGCCAGCACCTACGACAACGAGGCGAACCTGCCGGACGACTACATCGATTCGCTGATGGAGTCGTACCCGCCGCAACTGATCGCGGCGTACCTGCGCGGCCAGTTCGTCAACCTGACGTCGGGCACGATCTACACCGCCTACGACCGCACCCTCAACGCCTCGCAGGAGACCGTACAGCCCGGCGAAACGCTGTTCGTGGGCATGGACTTCAACGTCGGCAAGATGGCCGCCGTGGTGCATGTGAAGCGCCTGGGCCTGCCGCATGCGGTCGACGAGATCGTCAACGGGTACGACACCCCGGACATGATCCGCCAGATCAAGGAGCGGTTCTGGCTGTACGCCGACGGTGACTACCGACCGACCCGCCAGATCAGGATCTACCCCGACGCCTCCGGCGACTCTCGCAAGTCCGTCCGGGCCAGCGAGACCGATATCGCGCTGCTCAAGCAGGCCGGCTTCGTCGTATCGGCTCCGGCCGCCAACCCGCCGGTCAAGGACCGGATCAACTCCATGAACGCCATGTTCTGCAACGCCAAGGGCGAGCGGCGGTATCGGGTCAATCCCGACCGCTGCCCGACCTACGCCGATGCCCTCGAGCAGCAGGTGTGGGGCACCAACGGTGAGCCGGACAAGTCCGCCGACATCGATCACCCCAACGATGCTGCGGGCTACTTCATTCACAAGGAATTCCCGGTCGAGCGACCTGCGGCCGTTGTTACCACCCTGAGGTTCTGACCATGAGCGATTCCGTTTGCCAGTGCTGCGCTGCTGTCGAGGAGATGCGCGAGCACTGGAAGCTGATCGATTGCATCAAGGGCGGCACCTCAGCCATGCGCGAGGCGGGGGAGGCGTACCTGCCCAAGCGGCAGCTCGAGACGAGGGAGGACTATGAAGCGCGGCTGAAGCTGGCGACGCTGCACCCCGCGTTCGAGGAAACGGTCGGCGCCATGGTGGGGCGAGTGTTTGCGAAGCCGGTCGTGATCGGCGATGACGTGCAGCAGGAGATCGCCGACCTGCTGACCGACGTGGATACGGAGGGACGTGACCTGCAAGTGTTCGCCCAAGACTGGTTCCGCGGCGGGCTGGAGTATGGCCTGAAGTTCGCCCTGGTCGAGATACCGCAACGGCCAGAGGATCTGCCGAACACACGACAGGCCGAGCAACAGGCCGGCTTCAGGCCCTACGGGGTGCTGATCGAGCCTGGCCAGGTGCTGGGATGGAAGACCGGCAAGGTTGCTGGTGTCGACAGCCTGACCCAGTTCCGCTTCCGGACGTGCCGGGTTGAGGAGGTGGACGAGTTCACCGACGAATCCGTTGAGCAGATCCGCGTCATCGAGCCCCGCCGGCATCGCGTGTTCGAGGAGGGCAAGGATGGATGGGAGATGGTGTCGGACACGCCGAACACGCTCGGCTTCATTCCCTTGGTGCCGTATTACACCGCGCGCACTGGATTCCTCACGGCGAAGCCACCGCTGCTCGAGCTCGCCCACCTGGTGGCGAAGCACTGGTGGCTCCAGTCCTCTCTGGACAGTCTGGTTGATGTCGCCTGCGTGCCGATCCTGGTGATGACTGGCGTAGACTCCGGCGACGAGCTGGCCATCGGCGCGCGCTCCGCGGTGAAGTTGCCTCGGGAAGCCGACATGAAGTACGTCGAGCACACCGGCGCCGCCATCAAGACCGCGCGGGAACAGCTTGACTCACTACAAGAGGAGATGAGGCAGGCCGGTGCGAAGCTGGTGGAGAAGTCCACCCAGGTCATGACGGCGAAGCAGTCTGGCGAGGAATCGGCGAAGGAGACCAGCAAACTGGCGATGATGTGCCAGGGCCTGCAGGACAGCCTGGTGCTGTTCCTGTCGTACTTCTCCCTCGCACTGAACAACCGCGCCGAGGGCGGCACCGTGCAGCTCCAGCCGAATCTCGACCCGGATTATGCTCCGGCCGAGACCATGGGTGTGCTGCAGCGTATGCGTGACGGCGGCTCGTTGTCAGACCAGACCCTGTTCAACGAGGCCCAGCGCCGCGGCATGCTTGCCGAGGACCTGGACTGGGAGTCGGAGCAGGAGCGGATCCGCAACCAGGAACCTGCGATATGACTCGCTTGGAGGTGCTGCTGGCGGAGTTGTATACCGACCATGGTATCGACCTGATCAGGACCACGGCGGGTATGTCGAAGGAAGTCGAGGAGAAGATCACCGAACTCGCCGAGGAGTTGGTGAAGCTGCTGCAGGGCCGCCGGTTGCCGCTGAAGAACGTCAAGGAGGTCAACGCGATCCTCGACGAGGCGGCCAAGGCAATCAAGGCGCAGTACACCGAGATCGCTGCGGCACATGATGCCAACCTGCGGCAACTCGCGGTCATCGAAGGAGGCTTCGCGTCGAACTCAGTCAACAGTCTGGTGAGCCGGCCAATCATGCTCGGCGTCGGCAAGAACCGACTCAGCGCTGTGGTTGCGAATACGCTCATCGAGGGCGCGCCGACCAAGCAATGGTGGCTCAAACAGGCTGCGGATGTGTCGTTCCGGTTCGCCGGTGTGGTGCGCAATGGCTTCGTGAACGGCGAGACTACGGAACAGATGGTCACCCAGATCGTCGGCCGCCGGGCTCGGGGCGACCAACCACCGGTGAAGGGCTTCATGGATGTCAGCAAGCGCGCGGCCCGGACCTTGGTCCACAACAGCGCCCAAGCGGTGGCCAATGGCGCCAGGATGGAGGTCTACAAGGCCAATTCTGGCGAGAATGGACCGGTGAAAGGGTATCGCCAGCTCAGCACATTGGACTCGCACACCACTGAAATCTGCATGGTCTACGACCAGAAGACTTGGGATCTGCAGTTCAGGCCTGTGGGGCACTCGTTGCCGTACAAGCAAGGTTGCCCGCGGCACTGGGGGTGTCGCAGTACCACTCTGCCTTGGCTCAAGACGATGCGTGAGCTAGGTATCGACGTCGACGAGGTGAAGAGCACCCGGGCGTCGATGGACGGCCAGGTGCCGGCCAGTCTGAACTTCGAGACATGGCTCAAGGGTAAGTCGAAGGCCTTCCAGGACGAGAAGCTGGGGCCCGGTCGCGCCGACCTCTGGCGCCGAGGCGTCATCACCTTGAGCGACCTGCTGGACCAGCGGGGCAACCCGCTGAGTCTGGCGCAACTCAAGTCGCTGTACGCGCCCGACTGATCTGATCACCAATTCGTGTAGGCCCCGGCAATGTCCGGGGCTTTTTTTATGCCTGCGTTTCGGATGGAGCGGGGCGCCTTCCGGGCCGGATGGCCCATCGCAATGGCCGGATGGCCGGAGAAAGACGAGATGAAACTGAAGACTGTCGAAGTCGAAGGCAAGCAATACGCCGAGGTCCAGGATGGCAAGCCGGTCTACGTGGAAGATGACGGTAAGGAGATCGCTTTCGATGCGGTCGGTACCCGAGCCACCATCACCCGCTTGAACGGAGAGGCCAAGCAGCACCGCGAGCGGGCGGAGAAGGCCGAGAAGATCGCAAAAGACTTCGAAGGCATCGAGGACCCGGCCGCAGCGCGCAAAGCCCTGGAAACCGTCGCCAATCTCGACGCGAAGAAGCTGGTGGATGCCGGCGAGATCGAGAAGGTAAAGGCTGAAATCGGCAAGGCTTACGACTCCAAGCTGACCGAGGCCACCACGCGCGCGGAGCAGTTGGAGCAGCAGCTCTACGCCGAGAAGATCGGCGGCAGCTTCTCCCGCTCGAAGTTCGTGGCCGACCGCCTGGCTGTTCCGGCCGACATGGTGCAGTCCGTGTTCGGCAAGCACCTGAAAATCGAGGACGGCAATGTCGTGGCCTACGACGCCCACGGCAACAAGCTGTACAGCAAGGCCCGTCCCGGCGAGGCCGCCGACTTCGATGAAGCGCTGGAGATTCTCGTCGACCAGTACCCCTACCGCGACCAGATCCTGAAGGGCTCTGGCCACTCTGGCGGCGGAACGCCCCCGGGCGGCAAGCCCTCCGGCAGCACGGCCAAGTCGCTCGCCGACTGCAAGACCGAGGCCGAGAAGGTCGCCTACCTCGAAACGATCAAGTAAGGAGGCCACATGCCTTTTGATCTCGCTGTATTCAACAAGCAGACCTACACGGCTCTGACCGAAACCGTCGCCCAGGCGATCGACAAATTCAACCAGGCATCCGCCGGCACCATCGTTCTGCAGAACGCGCCGGCGCAGGGCGACTTCGACATCAAGGCCAGCTTCAAGCTGATCGCCAATCTGGTGCGCCGCCGCAACGTCTACGGCAACGGCGACGTGGCTGCGACTCGTCTGACGCAGTTGCTCAACGCCGCGGTGAAGGTCGCCGCCGGCACGCCACCGATCGAGTATGAAGCGGCCCAGTACAACTGGGTGTTGCAGAACCCGGCGTTGGCGGCCCTGACCATCGGTGAGCAACTGGGTAAAGCACGGGTCGCGGACATGCTGAACACCGCCATCCGCGGCGCGGTGGCTGCAATCAGCGGTCACTCCGACGCGACCCATGGCAGCGCCACCGAGACCGCAACCTTCCGCACCCTGAACAAGGCGGCGTTCAAGTTCGGTGACCGCGCCAACGCCATCGCGGCCTGGGTGTTCCATTCCAGCGTGGTCAGCGATCTCTACGACAACGCTCTTGCGAACGCCGAGAACCTGTTCACCTACGACGGCGTGAACGTGATGCGCGACCCGTTCGGCCGTCTGTTCGTGGTGACCGACGCCGACTCGCTGATCGTGCCGGCTGGCGCCGACCCCGAGGCCAACCCAGCTTCGTTCCGTTCGCTGGGCCTGGTGCAGAGCTCGGTGCTGGTGACTGGCAACAACGACTTCGACGCTGTTCTGAACCGCACTACCGGCAAGGAGAACCTGGGTTCGGTCTACCAGGCCGAATGGAGCTACAACCTGGGCGTGCTCGGTTACACCTGGAAGACCGGTACGGGCGGCGCTTCGCCGAACGATACCGCGATCGGCACCGCGGCGAACTGGGAGCGCACCGCCACCAGCGTCAAAGACACCGCCGGCGTTCTGGTGCTGAGCAAGTAGCCGCAGAGGGGCCGCCAGGCCCCCTTTTCATGAGGTGGACAATGACCAAGAAGATTCTGTGGTTCGTAGCTGGCCCGGCGACCTCGGACCAGATGGAGTTCGCCCAGCGCAATGGGCTGACGATTCGGGATCCGCTCGCCTATCGCCAGGGTGACTTCCTCGAACAGGCCGATGCGGTGGCCGGCGAGGTGCCGCGGGCATACTCGGTGGCCTACGACCTGATCGAACTGCAAACCAACGGTGCTGCGAAGGCTCCGGGCATCCATGACGGCGAGCCCACCCTCGACGAAATCAAGGCTGACCTGAAGGCCCTCGGCGTCGCGTTCGATGGGCGTGCAGGCAAGGCTGCGTTGGCGAAACTGCTCGCCGAGGCGAAGGCGGCCCAGGAGCCCTCGCAGTTGAACGACGAGCAGGTGCTGGCGCGTCTCGTTGAACTGGGTGTCGAGGTGCCGGAAGGCGCCACGTCCGATTCGCTGCGCGAGCTCCTGAAGGCGACCGAGGAGAAAGCCAATGGCGGTGGTGACTGAGGGTGACAGCGCCAACAGTTACGTCTCCGTCGACCAGGCTACCGAGTATCACGCTCAGCGCGGCAATGCTGCCTGGGCGTCGGCCTCCAATGACAGCCGCTCCTCGGCACTGATCAGGGCGACCGACTACATCGACCGCAGCTATCAATTCCGAGGCTCGAAGGTCGACCCGGACCAGCCGCTGGAGTTTCCACGCACCGGCCTGGCCTGGCCGAACCGGAAGCTGCAGGCCGCAACGTGCGAACTGGCCCTGCTGGCGCTCGACGGGCCGCTGGATAAGGTACAGCAGGCCTCCGCTGTGAAATCCGAGACGGTGGGGCCCCTCACCACGGTCTACGCCGATCCGGTGAACCAGGGGCAGCCGCGCTACGTTGCAGTGGATCGGCTTCTGGAGGCGCTGACCGTCGGCGGCGGCATGTTCAACGTCAGGGTGTCGAGGATGAGCTGATGGCTGATATCTACGACCGTTCCCGGGCGATGGCCATTCGTATGCTGGCACCGCGGAGCAAGGGCGGTAGGGGGCTTGAGCTACGCCTGACCAAGTTCGAGCAGGGCGAGTACGACCCGGCGACCGGTGGAAGTCCAACCATCGAGCGCCGCTTCGATGGTTCCGGCATGCGCCAGGACTACGATGTGCGGGTTATCGACGGTTCGCTGATCCAACAGGGTGATGTCGAGATCATCATGTCTCCAGTGCAGCTTGGGGGGCAGGACATGCCGGCGCCGAGGAACGGCGACCGTATCGAGTTCGACGGCGAGGCCTTCAAGGTGGTGACTGCGAAAGCCTGGAATTATGCCGGCCTGGGCATCGGCTTCGTCGCGCAAGCGAGGAGGTAGCGCATGGCCCGTGGCTCTCGCATGCGTCAACGCTACTCGGGGCGCCAGGGCAGCTTCGCTGCAGCGGTGGCGCAATTCCGCGACCAAGCCTTGGCTGCCGGCGATGCGATCTACCAGCGGATCATGTTGGACCTGTCGGTCAAGGTGATCGAGAAATCTCCAGTCGGTGACCCGGAGCGGTGGGCCGCGAACGTCGCCTACCGCCAGCGAGCGAGTGCTGCGGCGGACCGCTACGACGAGAACGTTGCGATTCGCAACACCCTGATCAACCTGAATCCGAGCAACTTCACCAGGAACGGGAAGCTACGTCGAGGCGTGAAGCACGCGAAGCCGCTGACCAAGGCGGAGCGTGACCAGAACTTCGACGTCAACGGGATGGTGGCCGGGCGCGGGTATGTTGGCGGGCGCTTTCGGGCCAACTGGCAGTTCAGCATTGGCACGGCCGCACCGGGAGAGATTGATGACGTCGACCCGACTGGCAGCAAGGCAATTTCTGCAGTGACCGCTGGGGTCCAGCCGCTGAAGCTCGGTGATACCGCCTACCTGGTGAACAACCTGCCGTATGCGGTACCGCTGGAGTACGGGCACTCCAGCCAGGCGCCGGCTGGCATGGTCCGGGTGACCATCGCCGAATTCCAGCAGATTGTGGAGGCCGCCGTCAGGGCGAACCAGGTATGAGTCACGAGATCATTCAGCAACTGTTCGAGGCTAGCCTGGACGTCTGGGCGAAGGCCAAGGGGATCCCGGTCGCGTACCCGAATGTGACGTTCGAACCGACGCCGGGTGCCATCTATCTACGCTGCTTCACGCTGCCCGCTGGCACTACCAGTAGCGACTTGGGCGGCTACCACCGGGGCTTCACAGGTGTGTTCCAGATCAGCATCGTGGTCCCAGGCGGGCAGGGCACCGGCGTTGCCGCAGACATCATCGCCGAGTTAGGTCAGCAGTTCCCTCTCTACAGCGAGTTGTCTCGTCCCGGTTTCTCTGTGCAGGTGGTGAGCCCACCAGCGCCGGGACCCTGGATATCGGGGGACATCGCCGATACCAAACCAGTCTCCATCGGCTATCGCGCCGACATCTTCTGATCGCCCGCATGGGCACACCAGCACCCGCCATGAGCGGGTTTTTTCATTTCCACACGAGGAAAACTCCATGTCCGCAAGCCTCCCCAACGGCGCGCTGCTGGCCATTGCTGCCACCTACGGCCCGGCTATTCCGATTACCGCTGTCTCCAACGCCAAGCCAGCGGTTGCTACCGCAGATGCTTACGGCCTGCTGGTCGGTGACGTCGTGTCGCTGGTGTCCGGCTGGACTGGCCTGAACGGCCGAGCCGTCAAGGTCGCAGTTTCCACCGAGGACACCTTCTCCCTGGGCAATATCGATACCACCGATGTGATCCGCTACCCGGCCGGCGGCGGTATCGGCTCGGCGAAGAAGGTCCTCACCTGGCAGCAGATCCAGCAGGTGATGAACCCGACCACCTCCGGCGGCGAACAGCAGTTCGTCCAGTACCAGTACCTCGAGGACGATGACCAGCGCCAGTTGCCTACCTTCCGCAACGCTCAGTCGTTCTCGATGCCGATCGCCGACGACCCCAACTTGCCGCAGTGGGCGGTGATTGAGGCGGCGGACCAGAGTAAAGCGCTGCAGGTGATCCGCCTGACGCTGCGCAACGGATCGGAGGTTTTCTACAACGGCTACGTCTCGGTCAGCGACACCCCGACCCTGAACGTCAACGAAATCATGACCCGGACCCTGACCATCGCTCTCGATGGCCGCCCGGTTCGCTACAACCCGGCCCCCTAAGGAACTGTCATGGCGAAGAAGTTCAGTATCGCGCAGGCGCCTACCTTCGAATCCAGTGTGGAGATTCCCCGTCTCGGCGGGGAGTCCATCAAGGTGCCATTCACCTTCAAGTACCTGGATCGTGAAGATCTGGCCGACCTCTACAGCAGTTGGGGAGAGCGGTTCAAGCGCTTGGTCGAGGAGACTCGTGAGCAGTCTCTGGAAGCGTTCACCACGGCTCAGATCGACCTCCAGGTTGAGCAGGTACAAGCCGTTGTGGCCGGGTGGGGGTTCGACGAGGCGTTCACCGAGGCCAACGTCCGGCTGCTGGTGTCCTCCCTGGTCAGCGTGCCCGAGGCCATCCTCGAGGCTTACCAGAGCGCCTACAGCAGAGGGCGCTTGGGAAACTGAAGCGCGCCGCACAGGAGCTCTATCGGCCTGTAGCCAGCCCCCAGGAGCTGGCGCAGTTCGGATTGTCTCCAGATGACTTCGACGAAAGCGACGAGCAGATGGAGCTTTGGCCCTGCAACTGGACGGCATTCATCGTCTTCGAGGCGATGAGCACCCAGTGGCGGGCTGGCATGTGTGGCGCAACAGGCCTGGATTACACCGCATTGCCGGTGGTGATGCAGATGTGCGGCGTAGCCGCTGGTGAGCAACCCGCGGTATTCGCGGATATCCGGGTGATGGAAGACGCTGCGCTGAAGGCCTTCCGCGAGCAGAGGGAGTCGGGATGAGCAACTTCGCCGAACTGGGCATCAAGGTCGATTCGAGCCCGGCCGTAAAGGCGGCCGAGGACCTCGACAAGCTGGTCGACTCCGCCGATCAGGCCGAACAGGCAATCGACAACCTGTCCGACGCCAGCAAGGGCCTCGAGCAGGCCACCAAGGGAGTGTCGCGCGCGGAGGAGGACGCTGCCCGCAGTGTCGACAAGGCGGCCGGTGCGCGTGAACGCCAGGCTGCTGCCAGCCGGAAGGTATACGACAGTGCCGCTGGCGAGATATCCATCATCAGCCAGTTGGAACGGGCGCTCTCCGGCAACGTCGCCAATATCGACGATCTGATTCGCGCCGAGAGCTTGCTCGAGCGGGCGCGCAAGGCCGGCCTGACCACGCTGCAGGACGAAGCTCGGTATCAGGATCGCCTGGGTGCGGCCTATGACCGGTTGCAGAAGGCGGAAACCAAGGAGGCCGCCGAGAAGCAGCGCCTGGTTGCGGCGCAGAACCGGCAGATCGAAGCGATGCAACGCACGGTCAACAGCATCGATCCGGTGACCGCCGCGTTGGCCAGGCTTGAGAAGCAGGAAGCCGCGTTGCGTGGTCTGCGCGCCGCCGGCGGGCTGGATGACGCCGGGCTGGCCGCCGGCCTGGAGAAGATCGCGGCGAAGCGGCGGGACATCGAAGGTACCGGCGGCGCGATCAACAAGCTCGGGCTGACCAGCAAGGAAGCGCGCGAGAACGTGCTGCAGTTGGGTAACGCCCTCTCAACCGGTAACTGGCTGGTCGCCGCCCACAACATCGCCGAGATCGGTGTGAACGCCGGCGGCGCCGCGTCTGGCGTGGTTGGTGTCTTGGCACCAATTGGGTTGCTGGCAGCGGCGATCGGTGGCTTGAGCGTCGCTTATCTTGCTGGACAGCGCCAAGCTGATGATTTCAACAAGGCGATCATCAGCACCGGCAATGCCTCTGGACTGACAGCTCAGCAACTGACCGACATGCTCGGCCGACTTGGCAAAAGCGGAAACTTCTCAGAGGCATCTGAGGCTCTTCTGGCGCTGGTTCGGTCAGGGCGGCAAGTAGGAAGCGCTTTCGAGGATGTCGCGCGCGCGGCTACGGAGATGTCTGCCGTAACCGGGCGGAGCGCTGGGGACATCGCAACTGAACTGGCGGGTGCCAAGGGTAAGGTTGCGGACTTGGCGGCTGAATACAACCGCCAGTACCACTTCATGAACGTCGACACCTTCGCTCAAATCGAAGCTCTGGAGCGGCAGGGACGTTCAATGGATGCCCTGAAGCTGCTTGCAGGGACGCTGGCCTCGGAGATGAGCGCTCGAAACCGAGAGATTGAGGCGTCGACCCGCGGAATCGTAAAAGCCTGGGACGATGCGACGAAAGCTGTAAAACGGTATTGGCAGGAACTTAAAAGCCGGACCGCTGCAGACCCTGAGACATTCAAGCTTCAGGTTTTGCAGGGCCAACTGGAGGACTCACGGAAGCTCCCGGATTCCACGCTGAACCGGAAGAACATTGAGTTCCTCGAAAAAGAGATTGCCTTGCTTCAGAAGCGGATCAGCGTCCGTGAGGAGGGGCGACGGGCTCAGGCAGAAGGTCAAGAGGACCAAGATAGCTTCATTCAGGCCAGCAAGGACCTGAATGCTCAGCTTGATAACGTATCGCCTGCGAAGAAGCGGGCAGCAGCCATTCGCGAGCTCAATGCGCAGTTTCTTGAGCTGCTGAAATCATCGGAACGGCTTGGTAAGAGGAGCCCTCTGCTCGAGGGGGTTCAGTACGATGGGCGTTCTTTCTCTGGCGGTGCGTACGACCAACTGCGCAAGGGGATTGAGGAGCGCCTGAAGGACCAGAAGGGCTCCGCCGGTTCGGTGGACCTACGCGCGGCCAACGCCGCGAAGAACAGCTTGGCCGAGATCACCGCGACCTACCGTAACGCGCAAAAGGAATTGGAGGCATCCCAACGCGCAGGCGTGATCAGCGCGGAAAGCTACGCGCAGCAGCGCATCTCGATCATCCAGCAGGAGCGGGATGAGGTCACCCATGCCTACGAGCGTGAAATCGCAGCGCTGGAGGCTGCCAGGGCGAAGCAAGGAACGTCGGCAGCCCAGCGAATCCAACTCGACCAGAAGATCGCCGACGCCAGGTCGGCCATGGTCAAGGCGCAGAAGGACGCGGACACGGAATTGGCTATTCTGGCTGCGAACGAGGATGGCAGGCTCGCCCGGCAGAAGGCCGCCACTAAGGCCTATGTCGATCAATTGGAGCGGCAGCGGGCTGCGCTTGCGGCAGCCGGGACTCGAGCGGCGAACTCCCTTGGGCTTGGTGATCGCCAGGCTGGGCTTCAGAGCAGTCTGGATGGCGCAACGGACCGCTTCAATGACGAGCGCGCCAAACTGCTGGACCGCCGCCGCACAGCGCCGGACAAGTACTCGCAGGAAGACTACAAACGTGACTTGGTGATCTTGGCGGAAGCCGAAGACAAGTACCGGGATACGGTGATCTCGAACTACGACAAGATAACCAAGGCCCAAGGGGATTGGCGCAGCGGTGCTTCCTCTGCCTTCCAGACCTATCTGGAGAGTGCTCGGGACGTGGCGGGTCAAACCAAGAGCCTGTTCACCAGCGCGTTCAGCAGCATGGAGGACTCAATCGCCAACTTCGCCACGACCGGCAAGTTGTCGTTCTCCGACTTCGCCAAGAGCATCCTGGCCGACATGGCGCGGATTGCAACGCGCGCCGCTGCTTCGCAGGCCCTTTCGTCCCTCTTCGGTGGCTTCTTCGGGGGTGGAAACGCTGCCGCGCAGTCTGGTGTCGACAATCTGGTGAGCAACAGCGGGCTGTTCGCCAACGGTGGTGCGTTCGCCGGCGGGGTGCAGATGTTCGCCACTGGCGGGGCCTTCACCAACAGCGTGGTCAGCACGCCAACTGCGTTCGGCATGAGCGGCGGCCGCATGGGTGTGATGGGCGAAGCGGGGCCAGAGGCAGTGATGCCTCTGACCAGAACCTCGTCCGGCGCCCTCGGTGTGCGCGCTATGGGCGGTGGTGGTTCGCAGATCAACGTCGAGGTGAACATTGCCTCGGATGGTTCGGCCAACGTCTCCAGCAGCCAGCCTGGCCTGGACCAGTTCGGTCGCGACATCGGGACGTTCGTCGAGCAGAAGTACCGACAACTCCTGGCGCGTGATCTGCGGCGTGACGGTGCGATCGGCCGCGCCATCAACAGGTAGGGCACATGGCAATCGAAACCTTCACCTGGGCCACCGAGAGCGGTGGCGAGGGCGACATCACCTTCGCCACCAGGTCTGCGCAATTCGGTGACGGCTACAAGCAGTTGGTGAGCGAAGGTCTGAACAGCAAGTCCCAGAGCTGGCCTGTGTCCATCACCGGGCCGGCGGCGACTATCAAGGCCGCGATGGACTTCCTGGACCGCCACGCTGGAGCGCGGGCGTTCCTCTGGACGCCGCCCCTGGGTGGCCTGGGCTTCTACACCTGTGCGGGCTACCGGCCCGTCAACCTTGGCGGCCGGGTCTACCGGCTGACCGCGACCTTTGAACAGGCATTCCATCCATGACACTGATCACCGATATCCAGAAGCTGGAGCCCGGCGGCGAGGTCGTGCTGTTCGAACTCGACGGCAGCGACTTCGGCGCCGACGTGGTCCGGTTCCACGGACACGCTATCCCGCACAGCCCGCAGGAACTGGCCGCCGCCGGTGCCAACGCCGACCAGTTACCGGCGAAACCGATCTGGTGGCAGGGCCACGAATACGCGGCCTGGCCGGTGCAGATCGAGGGCATCGAGGCGAACAGCGATGGTACTGCGGCGCGGCCGAGCTTCACCGCCGGCAACGTCAATGGCCGGATTACGGCGCTCTGCCTGGCGTTCGAGGACCTGCTCCAGTTCCGCCTCACCATCCGGACGACGCTGGCGAAGTATCTGGACGCGGCGAACTTCCCTGGCGGCAATCCCGACGCTGATCCCTCCCAGGAGATCGTCGAGATCTGGTACTTGGACCAGAAAACCAACGAGGACGGCCAGTACGTGGCCTGGGAACTGGCCTCGCCAGGTGACGTTGGCGGCGAGCAGGTCGGCCGGCAGATGACCACCCTGTGCCACTGGGCGATGACGGGCGGGTACCGCGGGCCCGACTGCGGCTACACCGGCCCGTACTTCGACATCGACGGCAACCCCACCGATGACCCAGCCCGGGACGAGTGTGATGGCTGCCTGGGCACCGGTTGCATCCCGCGCTTCGGTGAAGGCAACCAACTGCCCTTCGGCGGCTTCCCTGCCGTCTCGATCATCGCCAGGAGCTGACCATGCTCAAGCACATCCTGTCTGCCGTGCAGAAGCAGGCTGCGGCAGAGTATCCGCGCGAGTGCTGCGGACTGATCATCCGTTCTGGCCGGAGCCAGCGATACGTTCCCTGCGAAAACACCGCTACCGACGCCGGCGAGGAGTTCCGCATCGCGCCGGAGGCGTATGCAGAGGCAGAGGACCAGGGAGAGATCGTCGCCGTGGTGCACAGCCACCCCGACGCCACCAGCCGACCAAGTGCCGCAGACGTCGCTATGTGCAACGCATCGGGTCTGACTTGGCACATCCTGAGCTGGCCGGAGGGCGACCTGCGTACCATCGAGCCCGTCGATCAGGTGCCGCTGCTCGGGCGCGCGTTCGTGCATGGGGTGCAGGACTGCTGGCAGGTCTGCGCCGACTGGTACCAGAGGGAGTGGGGCATCGAGTTCCCGCACTTCGAGCGTGCCGATGGCTGGTGGGAGCGGGCAGACGGTCCAAGCCTCTACGAACAGCGGTTCGAGGCTGCTGGCTTCATCCGGGTGGACCGGCCGCAGCGCGGCGACATGATCGTGATGGCGGTGGGGCGCACCGCGCACCCGAACCACGCCGGAATCTACCTGGCGGACGATCCATCACTACCTGGCGAGGATATGCAACACTTCGGCGCCGGGCCGTTCCTGTTGCACCACCTGTACGGCAAGCCCAGCGAAATCATCGTGTTCGGTGGGCCGTGGCTCGACCGGATGCGCTTGGTGCTGCGGCACTGGCACGCGAAATGAAGCGGCTGTGCCGCGGGAGGAGAGTATGCAGCAGCGCTATTTGCTAACCATCCATGACCTTTTTACGGTGCGCGATGGCGTGCGGTGCGGCGGCGAGGCGTTCGTGGCAATCCTCGACGATCAGGATGAAATCGACCGATTGAGATTCGCCGGCATGACGAGTCCAGGTAGCGCTGGGTATCGTCGTAGCTATTCCGGGAAGCCTGGGCTCACCGCACGACTGGTTTCTGGTCCAGGGCGTATCACCTTTGAAGCGATCAGCTCGGCGGCGTGAGTCCGCCGACAAAGTTGTCAGTACCCACCTCGTGCGAGCCGTATTCGACGCCGAAGCCTTCGCCGTGCAGTAACGCCTCAGCGTCCACTGCTTCCTTGGACGCATAAATATCCATGAATCTCCAAGGTGCGCTCTGGGCAACCGCCCAGCCTGGAACCCAGCCGGGATTGCTCGGGTCTTTAGGCAGATTGTGGACGAGACTTCTAATGATCATGTGATCTCCATTGTCAGGTGAATACCTTCCGGTGTCTTACGGCAGGGCACGCAGTACGTGTCCTATCTCATAGTCGCCCAGGTTCACCACCCAGCTTCCTTCCAATGGAGCCAGATAGCCGAGCCTGGTGCCGTCAGGGGCAAAGAGCACAGAGTCAATAATGCTGAAGGGTGGCTGTCCAGGCACCGTCGTTTGTCCAATGCCATCCACGATATAACCAAGCACCTCCGTCGAGGCTCTGCTCTTGAAAATTGCCCACTTCCCAGTTAGATACGACTTTTCGGCCATAAAATGCTCCTTGTAGCTGTGGCAGATATCCATTGCGGCCTCGTGGTCTGTTTTGACGAGGCTGTTCAAGATTACGGGACCTGAGTTTCTGGTAGCACTGTGATTCTATCCAGCCTTGAAACGACTGAGGTAGACCCAGCGGTACGGCAGGATGCGTCTGGTACTGCGTTATCGAGAACGCTCCTTGTCCGCTTGAGTCCAGCTGTGTGCCGGGTTCTCGTGCTGGCGTGGTGATGGTAGAGTCCGTCCCTTTCCAAAGTCGCTGCGGAGAGCAATGGATGCGCATCCTGGGAATTCTTGCGCTGGTGGTTGGGGCCGTGCTGCTCATCAGCGCGCTCGCCATGGACACTACTGTTGGCACCATGTCTGGCGATCGAGTGAACAACATAGGCCTCATTGCTGCCAGAGAACAGAGAACAATCATTGCTGGCATTGCACTCATTATTGGCGTACTGCTTGTAGTGCTTGGAAAAAGGAAGGTGCTTACGCCGACGCCTGCAGTTGCCTTTGACTCTCGGCCATGTCCGTATTGCGCAGAAACTATTAAGTGTGCCGCCGTCAAGTGTCGATTCTGCGGCGCGGACGTGGACGCGACCCCGGCTCCCGAGGGGCCGCCTCCTCTAACTCATGGGTGGACAGTGAATATCGCATGTAAGCCCGGAGAGGAATTTGATGGGCATCTTGCGAAGCTCGAAGAACTTCAGTTGCCAATATTCTCCAGTGCTGAATCGACAATTGTGGTCGGACCATACGCGGAGAAGAAAAAGGCAGACTCGGTTAAAAGAAGGCTTAGTGCAGTCCACTATATGCATGGAAAACTGGACTGGATAGAGAAGAAGTAGATACCCCCGCTGTTTATCGATTTCAGTGCAGAACCGCCTCCGGGCGGTTTTTTATTACCTGGAGAAAAACATGACCATCGCAGCGCACCACACTCCGATGACCACCATCAAGCTCTATGGCGCGCTCCGGCAGTTCGGCCGGGAGTACCGTATGCTCGTCGGGTCGACTGCTGAAGCGATCAAGGCCTTGTGCGTGCAGATTCCAGGCCTCGAGCGCTTCCTCGCCAATGCCCACCTGCGAGGTATGGAGTTCGCTGTATTCCGTGGGAAACGGAACATTTCCCAGGATGAACTGCAGTTCGGGGGCGCCGAGGAAATTCGCATTGCTCCGGTCATGCGTGGCCGGAAGCGTGGCGGGTTGGTGCAGACGATAGTCGGGGCCGCCTTGATAGCTGCTTCCTACGTTTCCCCCGTCATAGCCCCGTATGCGCTGCCAGCAGGGATAGGGATGGTTGCCGGCGGCGTCATCCAAATGCTCAGCCCCCAAGCCAAGGGCCTGAGCCAGTCAGCCGCCCCGGAGAACCTGCCCAGCTACGCCTTCGGCAGCGCCAGAAATACTACCGCCAGCGGGAACCCGGTGCCGATCTGCTACGGGAAGCGCCGTTGGGGTGGGGCGATTATTTCGGCATCGATTTATTCGGAAGACAAAATTTAATTAGGAATGTTTTCTTGCTTGTTTAGAGAGTATCTGTAAGAGAATTTTTTGCCATATATAGAGCTGAAGTCTATTTGATAGTCGAAACTTGTGTTTGGTGGCTGTAATGTTGTGAATATAAGCCTGGGGGTCGTGCACTCTTTGTTGTCGTGGATGTCTACAAGGACGATCTCCTCACCTGTTTTTAGTGAGTCGTTAGGACGAGGCGTTCCGGCAGTTGCGCAATATGGGGGGATTCCTTGTTTGGCTAGTGCGTGTAGAATGTTTCCGTCTATTTCCTTGCCATTCTCGTAGAATGTTATTTTGTCTATATATGCTGGTCCTAGCCCGTTATTGAATATTATCATTTGGTAATTATCTTTAAGGGATAGGTATGAGTTTACTCTTGGTTCGACGCTTATGTAGTTGTGTTCCTTAAGAGTATAGGCTTGATATGCGCTTAGGGTTACGGCAGTTATTGAAGTTATCAGGGCGCACCACTCAATCCAATGTGATCGTGAGGCCTTCTCTTGGTTGCTCATGATTTTCATTCCTTGAAAGTGAAGTTGAATTTCCAATTTATATAGATAAACCCGCTAAGTGAATTTCTACTAGCACTTTAGATAGCCCGCTTATGTGCGGGCTATTTCATGCCCGGAGGAAAGCATGGGCGCAGAAAACCAGCACCTGACCGGCCGCAAGGGCGGCAGTAGCAAGCCGAAACAGCCGGTCGAGGCACCCGACAGCCTGCGCTCGGTCGCGATGGCCAAGATCCTGCTTGCCGTGGGCGAAGGCGAGTTCGCCGGCGTTCCGAGCGAGCGCGATATCTACCTCGACAACACCCCACTGATGGACCCGAGCGGTAACCTGAACTTCCCCAACGTTAAGTGGGAGTGGCGCGCGGGGGCGGTGGACCAGGACTACATCCCTGGCATCCCTGCCGTTGAGAACGAAACCAGCGTCAACGTCGAGTTGCGCAGCGATACGCCCTGGGTGCGCTCGCTGAGCAATACCCAGCTTTCCGCAGTGCGTCTGCGCTTCGCCTGGCCAGCGCTCCAGCAGCAGGACACCAACGGCAACATCGGCGGGTACCGGATCGAATATGCCGTAGATCTGGCCACCGACGGCGGCGCCTATCAGGAGGTGCTGCGCGAGGCCGTCGATGGCAAGACCACCACCCGCTACGAGCGTTCCCGCCGGATCGACCTGCCGGCGGCCACCAATGGCTGGCAGGTGCGCGTCCGCCGCCTGACGCCGAACCAGAACAACAACCGCATCGCCGACACCATGCTGATCGCCGGCTACACCGAGGTGATCGACGCGAAGCTGCGCTACCCGAACACGGCCCTGCTGTACGTCGAGTTCAGCGCAGAGCAGTTCAGCAACATTCCGGCTGTCACAGTCGACTGTCGCGGGCGGAAGGTCCAAGTGCCGAGCAATTACGATCCGGAGACCCGGGCCTACCTCGGCATCTGGGACGGCACGATGAAACAGGCCTGGACCGACAACCCGGTCTGGCACACCTACGACATCGTGACCAACGATCGCTTCGGTGTGGGTAAACGCATCAAGGCCTGGATGGTCGATCGCTGGGAGATGTACCGGATTTCCCAGTACTGCGACCAGTTGGTGCCGGATGGGAAGGGTGGCCAGGAGCCGCGACACACCTGCAACCTGAACCTGCAAAGCCGCGCCGGGGCCTGGGAGCTGCTGCGCGACCTCACCGCTATCTACCGTGGTATGGCGTACTGGGCCCAGGGCCAACTGAAGATCCAGGCGGATATCCCGCGCGCCACCGACGTCGATTTCGCCTACACCCGGGCCAATGTCATCGACGGCCGCTTCAGCTACGGCTCGGCCAGTGAGCGCACTCGCTACAGCCGTGCCTTGGTCAGCTACGACAATCCGGCGAACAACTACGACACCGACGTGGCTGTGGCCACCGATAAGCGCCTGCAGCGGCGTTACGGCGACAACCCGGTCGAGGTGGCAGCCATTGGCTGCACCCGCGAGAGTGAGGCCCAGCGGCGCGGAAAATGGGCGATCCTGACCAACAGCCAGGATCGCACGGTAACGTTCCGTACCGGTATGGACGGGGCGATTCCGCTGCCGGGATGGGTGATTCCGGTGGCTGACGCGCTGTTGGCTGGACGGGAGATCGGCGGGAGGATCTCGGCGGTTGCTGGCCGAGTGATCACCTTGGATCGCGATACCCAGGCAAAGTCTGGCGACCGGCTGCTCCTGAACCTGCCCAGCGGTAAGGCTGAGGCGCGAACCGTGCAGTCGGTAACCGGGCGCGCGGTGACCGTGACGACAGCCTACAGCGAGACCCCGCTACCGGAACTGGTTTGGACCCTCGATGCCGACGACCTGGCGGTGCCGCTCTACCGTGTGATGAAAGTCAGCCAGCCGGAGCGGGGTGTCTTCGAGATCACCGCTCTGCAGTATGAGCCCGGGAAGTTCTCGGCGATCGACACTGGTGCCAAGTTGGAGAGCCGGCCGATCAGCGTTATCCCGATCACCACAGTTGCGCCGCCGGCGAGCGTCACGCTGACCTCGCACTACCAGTTCGATCAGGGGTTGGCGGTCAGCACGATGACCATCGCCTGGCCTGTTGTAGAAGGGGCGGTGGCATACGACGTCGAGTGGAAGAAGGACAGCGGCAACTGGATCCGCCTGCCGCGTGCCGGCACCACCAGCGTCGATGTGACCGGCATCTACGCAGGAGGCTATCTGGCGCGGGCGCGCGCGGTGTCGGCGTTCGACATCACGTCGGTCTGGAAGAGCTCGATCCTGACCCAGCTCAGCGGTAAGACCGGCGCGCCACCGGCGCTGGCGTTCCTGCGTACCACCAGCGGACCGTGGAAGATCGGTCTGGAATGGGGATTCCCGGCCAGTGGGGCGGCGGACACCGCCTACACCGAGATCCAGCAGTCGGCTACCCCGGGCGGCAGCGAACAGAACGCAACTGCCCTGGGCTTGTTTGCCTACCCGACCGACACCCACACGCTGACCTCGCTCGCGGCCGGCGCTCGCTTGGCCTTCCGCGGGCGGCTGATCGACAGGACCGGCAACGTCGGCCCCTGGTCGGCCTGGGTCGACGGCATAAGCTCGACGGATGCGAGCGAGTACAACGAGCTGATCACCAAGGAGTACGTCGAGTCCGCCCTGGGCGAGCAGTTCTTCGCCGACATCGATCAGATGCAGGTCGATATCAGTGGCCTGCAGGACCAGATCGACAATCTGACCGATGTGCTGGCCTACGACCCGACGAAGACCTACGCGCAGAACGATATCGTGCGGGTCGGCAACCGGCTGTATCAAGCGAAGCAGGCGGTGCCGCTCAACGCCTCGCCGCCGAACGCGACCTACTGGGCCGACATCGGACAGTCGATCGAGACGGCCAACGGCCTGGCCCAGCAGGTGGCCACCAACACTGCGGATATCACCGAGCTCGACGGTAAGGTCGAAGCGGCGGCTTCGAGCCTGGATGTTCTGCAGGCTGCCGCCCGCCGGGAGCCGGCGACCGGAGAGAAGGCCGATGCGCTGAAGGGCTGGGACACCATTGCTCGAGCCGCCACCGAAGTCACCGTGCGGGCGAACGAGGACGAAGCGCAGGCGAAGCGGACGAGCTTGCTTGAAGCGCGGACTGCAACTGCGGAGGGGCGCATTACCACGGTCGAGCAGGTGACCGCGAGCGACAGACAAGCCACTGCCCAGCGCATCGACCAACTTTCAGCGGAGGTGGGTAGCAACAGTGCGGCAATCCAGACGACGTCCCAGGCAGTGGCCTCTCTGGATGGGAACGTTCAGGCGCTCTACAGCATAAAGCTCCAGGCCCATGCCAATGGGCAGTCGTACGCCGCTGGCTGGCAACTGGGCTTCGACAGCGGCACGAGCGTGACGACCATGGCGTTCCAGGCTGATCGGTTCCTCTGGTTCAACAGTTCCAGCGGGCAGACCGTGGCGCCGGTCTCGATCGTCGGAGGCCAGATGTTCATCAACAACGCGATGATTCAGGACGGTTCGATTACGAACGCGAAGATCGGCAACGTGATTCAGTCGACCGCACTCGGTGCCAACGGCGAGCCGCTGTGGAAGCTTGATAAAGCAGGGAGTTTGACGATGAACAGCGCAACGTCCGGAGGCTTCATGAGGCAGACAGCGGAGGCCGTTAAAGTCTACGACGCGAACCTGGTGTTACGGGTACAGATCGGGAATCTCGACGCATGAGCTATGGCATCCGAATTCGAAACGCAGCCGGAGGGATCGTGATGGACCTCACCGGCCAGTCGGCGCGGACTGTATATCGACAATCGATTGGAGCGATCACAGGAGGAATGGCAGTGAGTATTCCCGGCTTTGATCCCGCTCGTGGTGTAGTTTTCTTAATCTCAAGCGGCTACCCATTTGGAAACGTCCCTTCCTATAGAATATCTGGAAATGTAATTACGTTTTTGCGAGACGGATCTCCAAATGTTACCTATGTCCTGCATGCGGTAATGTTCTCATGAGCTACGGTATCCTTGTTCGAGGGAACAATGGGCAAACAATTATCGATGACTCAAACCCCTGCATGCATATTGTTGAAGGTGGGGTGTATGGCGTTCAAGGAGCGGTGGAAATTGTTGTAAACTACTCGGCGCCAATTAATTCGCCCTACGAGCCATATGTATACTTCTGTCCTAATGGGCCTCACCAGATTTATAGATTTCGACATCTGGGAGGGGCTGGGGCTTGGTCTGGATTTGCGTTTTACCAGTCTAGTTTCCAAGATACCGACCCGCCGGTATATGGAGGAAAGTGGAAGGCCGCAGCAGTCATGCTACCCCGTATAGGAGGGTGGGGCATGCATGTATTCGATGCTCAGTCGCGTGTCATGTTCGACAGTAATCGCGAGATTGTACGGTTTGTTGGAGGGGCGCAGGAGTGGGAGTTATACGCACATAACCCTAATTGGCCCGGAGGTATGCACATGCAAACATGGGCACTTCCATATCCATATGGGTTGTCCACCTATTTTCTGGTGAGTCATTTTAATCTAAAGCATATCTATACTCTGGAACCCCCTCGTATAGGGTTCCTGTACAATTCCCGGGCCATGATTTTCGTCTCCTCGTTAGTTCCGGATGAGATCGGATTTAAGTTCAACTGGCCACTCATTGTTGTCGCGTAATTTGATGGAGGGCTTAAATGGCATGGTATTCAACCGGCACCGTCGCGGTGACAGAAAATAGCCCGACCGTCACCGGCACCGGAACTCAGTTTTCTTCTAATGTCCGGGTAGGCGACGCCTTTATTGCCCCTGACGGGCGCCTCTACGAAGTGAGCAACGTCGCCAGTTCGACGGTCATGTCGATAAAGCCCAACTACCGGGGCAGCACGGCTAGCGGCCAGCCCTATGCGGTGGCGCCAATCCTGGGTTACGACAAGGAGCTGAGCGATCGATTCAACCTGATAGCGAACCAGTGGGGAGGGACGCTGGCCGGCATTCAGCCGTGGGCAACGGCACCGACGCCGGCCCAGGCGAGGAGCTCGCTCGAGTTGCGCAGCGCCGCCCAGGCCGATATCGGTACAACGCTTGGAAACGCCATGCCGGTCGGCGCATTCGGGATTGGTTCTGAGCGTCCTGACCGAGCACCATCGATTCATCGTTATGCGACAAGCGTCGAGATATTCGATTCGACAACTGTTGACTCCGTGGCAACTGGCATTAGCAACGGATCTGTGTTGACGATCGGCTACGACGGATCCGACTTGCGAGGAGCGCAGATGTTTTTCGGCCAGGTGCCGGCATCTACGGTCAAAGGTCGGTGCGGGAAATTCTCGTCTGCCCCTATTTTCGAGTTCTACACGACTATAAACACGACGAGAGCAACCGACGGGACGCTTCGTGCTGCATCGCCAGTCGTGCGTATCGCCAACGTTGATGGGAGCTTGAGACCGGACCTCAACGAACTGGACTTCGAGCCTGCGGGGGCTTGGGGTGTAGCCAACGCAGAGGCCCGCGGCGTTACTGTTCAACGGCTCGCCGTTGGCGTCTACAAGGTCTCTGGTAGCCTGGGGCTAGCGAAAGAGGGCTGGCGCGTGATCGACCCTGCATCTCCCGACGGCGGTCGCCCACTCGGTATCACTGACAGCGAACAGGCTGAGGATGGGACGGTCACCATCCGGCTCTTCAAACAGCGCTGGACACTCAGTGACGACGGCGAAATGGTGCTCGGGAAGGGCGCCCCACTGGATGTCCCGCTCAACAGTTGGATCGATGTCCGATTGTCGATGCCGGCACCTCCCGAGATGCAGCCCGAGACTCTATGACCAGCCCGCACTCTGCGGGCTTTTTTTTTGCCTGGAGATCAGCATGCCTATCACTGAGCAGCAACTGCTGCAAATCCTCCCGAACGCCGGCCCTCGCGCCGGCGTTTTTGTTGGTGCGCTGAACCGCGGGATGACGCGCTTCGGTATCACGTCGCCTGTGCGAGTCGCCGCGTTTCTGGCCCAGATCGGCCATGAAAGCGGCCAGTTGACCCGCCTGGTGGAGAACCTCAACTACAGCGCGCGCGGCCTGGCTGCGACCTGGCCGATTCGCTACCTCGGCGCCGACGGGCAGCCCAACGCGTTGGCGCAGCGCCTGGCGCGCAATCCTCGGGCCATCGCCAACAACGCCTACGCCTCGCGCAACGGCAATGGCGACGAGGCCTCCGGCGACGGCTGGCGGTACCGCGGGCGCGGGCTGCTACAGATCACCGGCCGGGCGAACTACCGCGCCGCCGGCGCCGGGCTGGGCCAGCCGCTGGAGCAGGAACCAGAGCTGCTCGAGCAGCCGGAATTCGCTGCGCTGTCGGCGGCCTGGTGGTGGGCCAGTCACGGCTTGAACGACCTGGCCGACCGCGGCGAGTTCGCCGCCATCACTCGGCGCATCAACGGCGGCACGAACGGCCAGGCGGAGCGCCTGGCGCTGTGGGAGCGGGCGAAGAGGGTGCTGTCGTGATCTCCGCCCGTCCTTTATCGGTCGCGCTGGCCTGCCTGCTACTGCTCGGCCTCGGCGCCGCCGGCGGTGTCTGGCTCGGCGCGCGGCACTACCGGCCGCAGCTCGATGCTGCGCTGGCGGATCTGGTCGCCTGCCGCGCCGCCAGGGGAGGCCTGGAGGACGCAGTGGCGGAGCAGGTCCGGCAGGTTGCCGCGCTGCGTCAGGCTGGCGAGCAGCGCGCCCGGGATGCCGCGCAGGCTGTGGATCGGGGACGGCAGCAGGCCGCGGAGCAGTATGCCGAAGCCCAGCGCCTGGTACGTGAGCGAACCGCCGGCGGGCAGTGTGCGGCCGCCGAGGCGGTCATTGATCAGGAGTTGGGTCTATGAGGGTGGTGCTAATGCTGGTGATAGGCGCGCTGGCGGGATGCGCCGGCCAGGTCGAGCCTGAGCCGCGCACGGTGCGCGTAGAAGTGCCTGTTGCGGTGCCGTGCCGAGTGCCGGCGGTAGAAGTGCCGGCCTGGGCAGCGGCTGGGCTGAAGAAGAGCGACGACCTACAGACCAAGGTCCGTGCGCTGCTGGCCGAGCGGCGGCAGCGGATTGGTTACGAGGCGCAACTCCTGGCTGCGAACCAGGCCTGTCAGAATTAGGAGTAGACTACGGCCTTTTCCTACGGAGCAGGGCGATGCTGGTCATTCGATTCAAGGGCTGGTCGGTGAAACTCGACCACCAGGTGGGTGGAGCAGGGAAGTTCGGCATCTGGTCATTCCACGGCTCGGAGAGCAGCTACGTCCCAGACATGCAGACGATTCTCCGGCATGCAGCGATCCGGCCGGCGGAGCCGAAGGAAAGCGGCGAAGTCGAGGTATTCATCTGCGACGCGCGCATGCCGCAGAATGAGTGGCGTGCCATAGGGACGGGCGTTGCTGCCTATGAGGCGGAGCGCTGAGTCTAACTCCGTCTGGGTGTGGATGTTGAGAGCTAGCTGTTTTGCTAGTGGTTGCGGTGTTGTTGGCTACCGAAACTGCGCGCTCGAAGCACGGAAGGAACGCCATGGATATCGAACGGACGCATATTCACAGCCAGCACGGCATCAACTTCAGCTTGGCGATCATTCGCCTCGCATGGGCGGAGCGCAGCCGGCTGCTTCACATGAAGTACTGTCCGTCAGTGAAAGCCAGTCACGCGACTGCTGATCTTGCGGTTGAGGTTTTCGACCGGATGCAGGCAAAGGACCGACCTTGCATACTGAGGGTTTTTGTCTCGCTGCCCCTGACCCGAGCTCAGGCTGACTCTCTGAACCAGCAGCGTGTCACCGTTGCTGGCATGGTCGGTATGCTTGCGGGTGTAGCCGGTAAACGCATCAACACTTTTGTTGGAGTTGGCAGCGGCCTTGCAGTTCGTTGGGCGACCCAAGAGAGTCTGCCGACTTACCACTCCGGTGATGTCGTAATCAGCGTTGAAGGGGAGGTGTCCGGCGGGATCGGGCCTCAGCATTCGGTCAAGTCGGAGATCGTCCAAAGCGCGGGAGAGCCCGCATGAATGATGTCATCCAGTTCGCCATCTGGACTGTAGTCATTGTTGCGGTCGGTCACCTAGTGCGCAACAGGGAGGTCCGTAAGTGGCTTGGGATCGCTGTGTTTGTTGCGGCTTGGGTGCTTATTCTTCGATTCTCCTCGGTTAAGTTGGCAGGCTTTGGTCTTGATATCTTGGGGATTTGCCTTGGCATCCTCGGGGTTGACCTTTTTTTTCGACGGGACAAGTTCTCAAAAGCAGATGAATGA